ATGAATGAAATCATAGAGGCATGCATTAAGCTAGAAGAAAAATATAAAGATGTACCATTTGATAAAGCCCTACCTCATTTGCAGAAGGGCTGGTGGGAAATTGCTGAAAAGCATGGTACAACTGGGGATCAGGTGTTGAAGCAATACTTGGATTGGAGATCACAACAGGAGAAGAAATAATCGTAAAGCTGCTCAACTGAGCGGCTTTTTTAATTTTTACATACTCAAAACAAAACATAGGAGGTGCCCGACATGATCCGCGACCAAACAATATACATCGGCCCGACGCTGCCAAAAGATGGCCTGGTACAGAACCAGGTCTTTTTTAATGGAATCCCAGGAAGGGTGTACGACATGCTTCGGGTGTCTGCAGCGCTGCAAAGGCTGCTAGTTCCGATTCACCTGATGCCGGCGATCCGGCGGAGATTGGAGCAGTCGGGCACCCCTGAATATCAGGCATACGCAAAACTAGCTCCTGGGTCAGTCTCTATACAAAATGATGAAGGAGTGAGCAACATTATGAGCAGCTCGTATTACGATACACCAACACAGTCCAAGCAAATTAATAGCGCGGGTGAGATCGTCAACCCGGCAGACACATATGAAGGGGACGTACAGAGAGTGAAGATCAAGGCAACCGCCCAGGACGTCACTCTCCAGAACGCTACAACGGCTGCTGGGGACGGCAAACCATTCGCACCGACGGACGGCAATTACACGCTGACATATGAAATCACCGGCACCAGCACGAGCCGGACGGTGGTGTTTGAGATTGCAGGACCTAGCGGCGTCTTTATCCCGACCACAGCGTTTAACGTGACTGATCCCACCAAGTACGGCCCGCAGACGACCGGAGGGAGCAACGGAGCGCCGGAAAGCTGGCAGGTAGAAGTCCCAGCCGGCTATTCGTTCCGGGCACGCCTCAGCTCCGTCGCTGGAGGAAACGTGACGATCAAGGGCAAGGCGGTGACGTAAATGGACCTGGGAAAAGTCGCGCTAAGCATGGCGAATCAGGCGCGGGTCAAATACCTGTGGGGTACGGGGCTGAATAAATGGCTTTATGCCGTTTCTTATGCGCGGCGGGAAGGGAAGCAGCTTAATGTGGTGTGCGCGATCGATTCGCTAATGGCTGGGGCCGGAGGAACGAGCCCGATAGACTTCCTGCGACCGAAGCTTCAGGAGATACTGGGCGACGGCGGGGTCGGATTTATGGCGGCCAATAATTCGGCGGTCGTAGCCGAAGGCGGCACATTAGGAATAACTGGTGCGACCCAGAAGACCAATGCAACATTCGACCCGGCGACGGATGACAAGTATTGCCCCAATCTGTTCTCGATGGTATTCACCGGCTCAGGCGGGTACGCCAATTTCACGGACAAAATCCACCGGTTCACCAAGGCCAAGCTTCTGTACCTGCAACAGCCAGGTGGAGGGACTTTCAAGTGGGGCGACGGGAAGAATGCTTCGGGTTTAATGACCATCAATTCAGACGGCGAGAAGGCAGCCAAGTTTGTGGAGTATACCGGCACGTTGCCCGCGACCACGGGGAACATCGCCCAGGTATCAAGTGTTGTCGGTCCAGTTCAAATCATGGGAGTCGACCTGCGGAACGGGAACAGTGGCATCCGGGTACATCGGCTGGCCCAGGGCGGCACTCAGACGCGGCAGGTCGCACAGCTGGATGGCGGAATGTATACGGATGTACTGAAGAGCATCGGCTGTGACCTCTTTATTTTGAACGCGGGAATGAACGACTCCGGCACCACTGCCTTCCCGGCGAGCACCGTGGACGCAGACATCCGGACCATCCTTGGATGGGTCAGGGCCGCCAATCCAAACGCGGCCATTCTATTGGTCATGCCGAATGAAACAGCAGACATCGCGAGGAATACGCTGCTGGAAACCTACCGCCTGAAAATGCTGAAAATCGCCCTGGACTTTGATGCTCTCATTTTTGACACCCGGTGGGTGATCGGAAACTATACGGCAGCGAACGGGGCCGGCCTGATGAATGACTCGATTCATCCGCACCCGACCAAAGCGAATCCACTGATCGGGGAGGCGTTATTCAACTTCATCGGCGGGCAGAGTCTGGCAAATATCGAAAGCGTGTTGTCCTAAACAAGAAAGGAAAGGCGGTGACGATGTAGATGGATTTGGGTAAAATAGCGATGGCGTTGGCGGCTGAGATTGCAGCAAAACCCCTACAGCAAGCATTTGTTTCTCCCGAAGATTTCGGGGCTAAAGGTGATGGAGTTCATGATGACACATCTGGATTACGGCAAGCCATACAGGTCGCGGAGACCACTGGGAAAGAAGTTTACCTATCACCGAACAAGATATACGCATTCAGCGATACATTATTGATAAACAAGCCCCTGACTATTACCGGTGGCGGGTCTTGGGAAACCTTTGACAACACAGATAGACCATCATCGAAACCTTTCTTAAAAGGAACTATCCTATTGATGACAGCATCGGGGAAAGACGCTATTAGAATCACGGTCAGTGCTCAATCAGTTAATCTTAAGAACTTTGGCATCCTGTTCGACAAGCAGTTCGTTGATACCGGTCACGGCATTAACGCCATACCTCCTTCTGTAGATGATCACTATGACCATGGTTTGTTTTCGTCAGTTTGGGAAAACATCAAGGTCGCCGGACACGATGGAAATCATTATGCATTTCACATCGTGAATCCGCTATATGACACTTTCATTAACTTGAGGGGATATGGTGGAGGTATCCTTTGCTTTGACAATGACAGTGCGGGTGGATGGCATTATGGGAATACCGTAGTAATGCATCCATACGGCATTCTCATGCAGGGCGGATCTGCGGATGGATACAGGCTTAAATCCACGACGGACAAACTGAATTTTGTGACGATGATTCGGCCCCAGGTGAACGTCGAAAGCATGCTCCCAGGATTGGGAGGTGTTAGTCCGACCAACGCACAGCATCCGGTGAATGGGGACTGGAACACTGCTCAATGCACTATCATCGACGGAGATTTCGAAAGTGGGATCGGTATTCTGGACAATTGGTACGGGCAGATGGGATGGGATGTATCAGAGGGAGGCTATTTAGGATTCGTGAGGGAGCCGTTCACAGATTACGTCCCCACATCGGGTAACCGTAACAAGAATGAAATGGGGAAAGGCGGCCACATGTTAGGCAGCGTCACATTAAACCCGACATCCACTGAAGCTGCGACCCTTACGATCAGTGTAGGACCAGACACCTCCCCGGAAAATACAACAACCATTTTGGATATGTCCATTCCTGCTGGAGCGCCTGCAGGCCAAGTGCTCCCATATTCGTTTTATGTTCGGGCAGGGTGGTATTACACGATCACTACTACAAATGCCACGCTTGGCAAACTTAGGAACACAAACCAACGCGGTTGGGGATTGAGCAAGAGTGGATGATGAGGCTGTTTCATTGTGACCACCCATCGAGTGATTAAGACCGGACGGCACCCGCCGCCATTCACCCGGATCGACAACAGTATGCTGCAGGATGAGCGCCTGAGCTTCAAAGCCCGCGGCCTGCTCGCCTACATGCTGACCAAGCCGGATCATTTTCGGTTCTACCTGGACGAGCTGATGAACCACACAACCGAGAAGAAAGACAGCATCCGCAGCGGCATGAAGGAGCTCGAGCAGCTCGGGTACGTGAATCGATATCCAGTCAAAGATGCCCGAGGAAAGATCATGTCCTGGGAACTTGATTTATACGAAAGCCCGTCATTACGTCCAGAATCGGGTTTTCCAGTTGTGGAAAATCCAACGCTAGTAACTAATGATAAAATACTAACGAATGATACAAGATTAAATAAATACATCACTTTTACAAACAGTGAAGAATCATACGTAAAAACGTATCTGAAATACTTCAGTCTGAAGAAGAAAAAACAGCACATGAGAGTGACTGTAGAGCAATACCAGGCGATCCATGAACAGATCGAGCAGCTGAAGGAATACGGCGTTACCCCTGAGGAATGGGAGGCTGAGGTGAGGGATCATTTCGAGAAACTGCCGAAGACTAACAATGGGAATATCATTGCGTTCCTGCATGCTGCACCAAGGCGATTTGAAATTATGGTTGAATAAATAGTGGATGTTTTTCGAATGCTACCCATAAAAAAATTGGGGTGAACCAAAATGCCATCGAATCTACCTATTCCAGCTACTTCAGAAAATTTACGACTTGAAAATTGCTTTTCCATAACAGTGCCAAGTGGAATAACAAAAATACTTCATTTCTCGGTTAATGCAGATGTTGAGCAGGCAGTCTGCATTTATACTGAGGATAAATATAAATTTAAAGTCAAACATAGCAGGGATAATCAACAAACTATAGAGTTACATGGATACCATGACATTGAAGCAGAATACCTGATAACAGGTTGGTGTCTATTTCCTGTGCCTCGGCCACAATGGGTGCAGTCAAGAGTGAAAGTGCTGGAAAATGGAGTAGAAATAGGCTTTGATGATTATATTGGCGATGACGACTTTGACGATATCAAAATAAGAATTACCAATGTGGGGTCAAGCGATTAAGAACAGTTAAGATGACCAGGTGAATAAACGGGAATGGATTAGCCACTCGAATATGAGTGGCTTTTTATTTTGAGGAGAGGGTGGTGTTATGAATCCAATGGAGTTTGACAAAGGCGGGATTGGTTCAGTTTACGGCGACCGTATTATGGAGGTGTTTAACATCACACCGTAAGAACGACAGAAATGGCCCTTGTAGGCGTTTTGATGTGAAGATGAATAAAAAGACATGAGAGGAAATTCAAGGGCAAATACGTGGCAAATTCTCGGTCATGGGTCCTTCTGGGGTCTCGGATTGAGTGCGGGTGCGAACGACCCCGATTTCCCGCTAGATTTTAATTTTGCAAATTACTTTCCCTTTATATGTGTCTGTCGCCTAACAGGAGCCCCGTTGAGGGCTCTTTTTGCTTGGTGAGTGTAATTTATCGCTTCTAATTATGCATCCCTAAAAACAGCCTTAAAATCGGCCTGAGAGCACCGTCAAAATATAGATGAAAAATGGAAAGTGGGGGAACGAAATTGAGGAAAGGAGATAAGAAGCCGGAAGGCATTGTAGGAACGAGCGAATTAGCCGCAATCGTAGGCAAAACCAAGCAGTGGATCAGCCAGTTGACGCGTGACGGCGTGCTCACCCAGGTATCGCGGGGAAAATACAACCTTGCTGAATCTGTTCAGGCTTATATCAAGCACGTTACAGGCGTGGCTGAGGAGGGAAAGGTCAGCTATAACGACGAGAAGGCGCAGCATGAGCAGATCAAAAAGGAAATCGCGCAGCTAGAGCTTGAGGAAAAGCGGAAAAACCTCCATACCACCAAAGATGTACAGGAGGCATGGGGCGATTTGCTCGTGAATTTCCGTGGAATGCTCATGGTTCTTCCTCCGAAACTCGCCGGGGAGCTCACTTATATGACTGACGCCAAGGAAATCAGAACCTTACTTGAGTCCAGGTTGACGGAAGCGCTCATCGAGCTGTCCAAATATGACCCACTCGAAGAGAGTGATGCGCCGTATGGCGGTGAAGGGGCATGAACGCCAGCAAACGCCGGACCAGGATCCTTTTAAAAGATACGCTTCGACTCGTTGCGCCTCCCAAGCCAATAAAGGTATCGGAATGGGCAGACGAAAACAGGGTTTTGTCGCCTGAAGACTCAGCGGAGCCAGGGCCGTGGAGAACTAGCCGTTCCCCATTCCAAAAAGAGATTATGGATGCCGTGACAGACCCGGAAATCGATGCAGTCGTCATGATGTTGGGCTCCCAACTCGGGAAAACGGCAATTCAACTTAACGTAATTGGATATTACACGGGCCATGACCCCTCCCCGATCATGATGGTTCAACCAGATTTAGGGGTGGGAAAGGACTTCTCCAACGACCGATTAACACCGATGTACCGTGATTCGCCGCAGCTTGCACGGCTTTTCGGGAAGGGAAAGAGCCGGGATAGCCGCAATACGATTTACTATAAGAGCTTTCCCGGTGGACGGATTAACATAGCCGGTTCGAATGCGCCGGCCTCACTGGCTTCCAAGCCGATCCGTATCCTGCTGGCAGACGAAATTGACCGCTTTGCGAAGTCGGCCGGCACCGAGGGTGATCCGCTGAACCTTGCAATCAAGCGTACAACCACATTCCACAACAGGAAGATGATTTTCGTCTCGACACCAACGATCAAGGGTCATTCGAAAATCGAAAAGCTTTATGAGGACAGCACTCAGGAACGGCTGCACTTCATGTGCCCGAGCTGTGACCACCTACAAACGCTGTCCTGGCGTCGGATCAAATACGAATACGACGAAGAAACCAGTCAGTGCGTTGAAGTTACCCATGCATGTGAAAAGTGCGGTGCAATGCACGAGGAACATGAATGGAAGAGGGATTATGCGAACCGAACCAAGTGGATAGCAGGCAAGAAGCATGCCACAACCCGTGGTTTCCACCTCAGCGCCTTGGCTGCAACCATCAATTACACTTGGAAGATGGCCGTCAAGGAGTGGATCCAGGCCAACAAAGAGGGCAAACAGGCCATAAAGGTCTTCATCAACACCGTGCTGGCAGAAACGTGGGAAGAAGAGGGGCAGAAGCTTGAGCATGAAATACTGCTGAACCGCCGTGAAATGTACAAAGCCCGGGTACCCGAGGGGGTCAGGTACATCACAGCGGCCGTCGATACCCAAGATACACGGTTCGAAATTGACGTGGTCGGCTGGGGGAAAGGGTACTCCAGCTGGAGGATACAGCGCCACGTCATCGTCGGCGACCTCAACCAGCAGCAGCCGTGGCAGGAGCTGGATGAATTCCTGTCTCGTACCTGGAAGGATGCAGACGGACGTTCGTTCCGTCCGGTCCGAACCTTGATTGACTCCGGCGGCCACTTCACGTTAAAGGTGTACAAGTTCTGCAAGCCCAGACAGGGCCGAAATATATACGCCCTGAAAGGTGAGGAGCGGGGCGACGGCCAGGAAACTCCATTATTGAATGGGGTCAGCACCAACAACATCGTCGGCGCAACGGTGGTCCGCGTCGGAGTATCCGAAGGTAAGGCAACAGTGTTTTCATCACTTAGTTTGGAACCAGGTAAGCCAGGATCGTGCCGTTTTCCGCTGCCGCACCCGGACAACCCTGATCCATTTGTATACGACGAGGAATATTTCCTGCAGCTCACGTCCGAACAGCTCGTCACTCGGTACAAAGAGGGCAAGCCATACACCGCGTGGGTGCAAACAAGAGCCCGAAATGAAGCTCTTGATTTGGCGGTATACAACCGGGCAGCGATTGAGATGATCAACCCCAACTTCGACCTGCCTTTGCCTGAACCGGGAAGTGTGGCAACCGGCGCCAAACGCCAAAAAAGGCCGAAGAAGAAGAACGTTTCTAGCAGTATTTGAGACCCTATGAAGGAGGTGAAAAAGGGAAAATGCCGAGAATATCCTATGAGGAAGCCAAAGCGAAATACCAATTGTGGAACGAGGCCGAGGATGCCATTGCAACCGGTAAAGCCTATAGTATTGCGGGAAGATCGTTAACGCGTGCCGACATGGACACGGTCCTGATGATGAAAAGAAAATACGGTCGTATCGTCGACGCTTATGAGAATGGCGGAAGACGTCGTTCCAGAACGTCGGGATTTTACCCTGTTGACCGATGAACATCATTGATAAGGCGCTAAATGTATTCGCTCCTGGTATTGCCGCCAAACGTGAGCAGGCTAGGACGGAGGTTGTGAGGCAACAAGCGGTGCGCAAGGTGACGAACAGCTTTATTGGGAGTGCCGGGAGCAACGGGCGGGGATACGGTAAGCATGGGGCCAGCACAACCAAGTCGTCCATGCTGTTCTGGCAAACCCCTGTCGGCGATGCTGATACCGACATCCACCAGAACGTCCCTAAGCTACGCGAGAGGGCGCGGGATCTGCATATGGGTTCGGATATCGTCGCTGCAGCTCACAAAGGGTTGCGGACCAACATTGTGGGAACCGGTTTGCGGCTGAACCCGGCCTTCGATGCCTCATACCTGGGGTTAACCAAGGAACAGGCGGAGAAACTGCGCAGCTCCATTCAGAGAGAATGGGCCTTGTGGGCAGAGACGACAAAGTGCGACGCAGCCGGCCTGAACGATTTCTATGAGCTTCAGGGTTTGGCGTTCATTTCAACCCTTATGAGCGGCGATGTTTTCGCGTTGATGCCGAGCAAGCCTCGTCCTTGGTCGGTGTATGACCTGAAAATCCACCTGATCGAAGCAGACAGATGCGCTACCCCTCCTGATAAGGTCAACTTGGACAAGGAACGCATTCAATCCGGGGTTGAAGTTGACGCCGATGGGATGGTTGTCGCTTACCACTTCAGCAACCGTCATCCTGGAGCAGGCGGATACAACCTGAGCGGGGCGAACGAGTGGGTTCGGGTTGGAAAATACGGCAAACGCACTGGTAGAGTAAATGTGCTGCACTTGTTTGAGGCGGAAAGGCCAGGACAACGCCGGGGCATCCCGGTCATCGCTCCAATCATCGAATCGCTGAAGCAGCTCAGCCAGTACACGAATGCCGAGCTCGCCGCCGCAGTGATTACGTCCATGTACACGGTCTTTATTACGACACCAGCTGATGACGAGGGAGAAAGTCCGTTCGATGGAATTGGGATGGATGACGAGGATCTGGATGGCGTTGAAAATGCTCCTGGGGCCTCGGGCGACGAAATTAAACTCGGGCAAGGAGCTATTATGCGGACCGATCCTGGCGAGGATGTGAAGTTTGCCGATCCGACCAGACCGAACCCCAACTATGAGGCGTTCGTGCGCGCTTTGCTTAAGCAGATGGCCGCGGCCCTCGAGCTTCCTTATGAGATCCTGACAAAGCAGTTCACGAGTTCCTATTCAGCATCTCGTGGCGCCTTGCTGGAAGCTTGGAAAATGTATCGCATGCGCCGTGCTTGGCTTTCAAAAACGTTCTGCCAGCCGATCTATGAAGAATGGTTTGTGGAGGCAGTATCCAAAGGAAGAATCGACGCACCCGGCATCTTTGATGATCCGGCTATTTTTGCTGCCTACACTCGAGCGGAATGGCACGGTCCGTCTCAGGGATTGCTTGATCCGACCAAGGAAGTCGCCGCCGCTGTTACTCGGATTGAGTACAACATGTCGACAGCAGAGCGCGAAACGGCAGAACTGAACGGCGGTTCGTGGGAACAGAATGTTCAGCAGCGTGCCTATGAGAAAGCACGCCTTGCTCAACTGGGTCTGACTGAAGGGGCGGCTGCCCCGGTCACACCGTCAGAACCTTCTAATGTAGGCGACGAAGACAATGACGACGAGGAAGGGGGTGAACAAAACTAATGCCGAAACGGATTAATCTGTATGGGACCATTGTGGCGAGTGATGACGCTTGGCTTTACGAGTGGTTCGAAATGGACCACACCACACCTCGTATGATTTCCGACCAGTTAGCACAAGCAGATGGCGATGATGTTGAATTGTACATCAATTCTCCAGGTGGTGATGTGTGGGCGGGCTCTGAAATTTACACAGCACTGCGCGAGTATTCCGGTAATGTGACTGCAAAGGTAGTTTCCATTGCTGCAAGTGCTGCTTCGGTAGCCATGTGCGGTGCGAAGTCGGTCATGATTTCTCCTACGGCACAAATCATGGTGCATCGTTCCTCGACGGGAGCGTGGGGAAACAAAAACACCTTTGATCAAACTTCGCAAATGCTCAACAGCGTTGACGAGGGAATGGTTAATGCCTACGAACACAAGACAGGGAAAAGCCGTGAGGAATTGCTTGCCTTGATGGATGTAGAGACCTTCCTTAATGCTCAGCAAGCACTTGAAAATGGGTTTGCAGACGAAATTATGTTTGCCCAAACGGAGAAAGTGGCTGCTTCTGCAGCAGCTCCATTATTTTCGAGTGAAGTTATGAACAAGATCAAGTCGAAATTGATCCGAGAAAACATGTTTCCGGGAGCCCCAACTGCATCTATGGAACCGGAAAAACCAGCCTCAATTAAGGCGGTTACTGAGAACAAGGAGGAAACAAAAATTATGGATAAGAACGAGTTGGAAGAAAAGCACCCCGATCTGTATGCGCAGATCACTAGCGAAGCAAAAGCGGCCGAACGCGAGCGAGTTACTGCTTTGCAAGCCTATGCCAAAGCACCAGGAGCGGAGCAATTTGTAATCGAAGCCATCGCTAACGGCGGTACCGTGCAGGACGTCGCCCTTAAGGTTATGGAGGCATCGATGAAGCGCGCCAGCCAAGAAGCTACAAACCGCGCACTTGATGCAGAAGACAGCAAAGTTGATGACGTGGCGGCAATCGAAGCTAAAACTCCTGATGCTGTCAAAGAAGAGCAAAAGGTTAATGCGGCGGCAAACATGATTGCTATGGCCCAAAAAATGAAATCTAAGAATGGAGGTCGTAAGTAATGGCAGAGTATACAAGCCCATCGTTTGACGAATTGTTTGCAGGGGGCGTACAGCCCGAGAGAATGACGGCGATCATCATCAAGTCCGGCGCCGGTGTAGTGACACGTGGCACCGTTTTGGGCCGTGTAAGTCAACTGCCCGAATCCGATCTGTATGCTGGCACTCCTGTCGTCGTTCCGGTTGATTCTACCAAGACGGACGGGTCACAAACACCGTATTGCATCCTGGCCGACTCCGTTGTCGACGCTACAACTGGCGATGCTCGCGCTGCTGCCTACCTGGATGGTGAATTCAACCGCGATGCACTCAAGTTTGGCGGTACTGATAAAGTGGCCCAACATGAGGTTGCTATGCGCAATATCGGTCTGATCACAAAACGAGTTGTTAAATAAGGGAGGATAAAAAACATGGCATCTTATCACGAAATTTTAGAAATTCCAACACTGGTCCAGGTCGTTGAGGCATTCCCTGAAGATTCGTATTACTTGACGAACACATTCGCAAGTGAAGGCGAAACGTTCACGACAGATGAAGTCGAGATCCAAACCAAAAAGGGCCATCGTCCGTTGGCCCCATATGTGAACGAATTGCTCCCAGGTAAGGTTGTATTGCGTACTGGATTTACTTCCAAGACGTACACGCCTGCGCTGTTGAAGCCGATGCGCGTCATCACACGCCACGATCTGAAGGTAAAGCAGGCCGGCGAAACGCTGTTGAACCCTAAGTCTCCTGAAGAACGTTATCAGGAACTGATCGTAAAGGATTTGTCTGAACTGACAGATACCATCGATCGTCGTAAAGTGCAGCAGCTCTCCGAAATCATGTTTACGGGTAAAACCGAGCAGGTCGGCGAGGGCGTGAGTCAGATTCTCGATTGGGGATTCACGAACATTGAAGTGCTGTCTGGCACTGACTTGTTCTCCAACCCAGAGACCGACGTTATTGGATATCTCACTGAAAAAGTTCAGGAGGTAATGTCAAAGAGTGGACGTACAATGCGCAGAGTTCTCACCACATACGATGTGGCTAAAACCATCGTGCGTCACCCAACAGTTCTAGATTTGATCAAGAACGGTAAAGAGAATCTGGACATGGGCGATCTGAATCAACAAATCTTGCCAGAGGGCGTTGTCTATCACGGTTACCTGCGTCAAGCCAACTTGCAAATCTGGTCGTACACCAACTCCTACACCGATGAGGACGGTAAGGAAGTGAGCTATATCCCAGCGGGAACGCTCGCTTTGCTGCCTGATGGTCAACCGTTCGAATTCTTGTACGGAGCGAACTTGGTCGCTGATGAAAACGGTAATTTCGTGTTTGCCGAGGCTAAGATCTACCCGCAGGTTTTGAACGAAATTGAGCCGCCAAGCCGGAAACTTCAATTGCTGTCCCGTCCGATCTGCGTTCCTGTAAATGTCGATGGCTGGTACGTCGCTAAAGTTCTTTAATCCAAGGGAGGATAAATAATCATGGCATATATCGCAGAATGGAACATCCGTCATAACGGTAAGAAAATCGCAATCGGGGAGGAAATCCCCAAGGACATGAAAAAAGAGGAGATTGACCGCCTGCTTAAAATCAAGGCGATCAAGGACCCAGAAGCTGAAGCAAAGGCTATCAAAGAAGCTGCCGCGAAGAAAGCGAAGGATGAGGCCGAATAAGGAGCTGATCCCTGATGAATCTTCGTGAACAAATGGCGAAAGATGTGAAGCAGACGTTTATGAATACGAATGAGTTCGCCGAGCTTCACACGGTCTCTACCTTTACGGATGAACAGAAGCAGTCCGGCCGGAAAGACCGGCAGCTCCCGATGATCATCGAGAAGTTCACTCTGGACGGCAGACCAATCCAAAGTGCTGACGGCGTGTCCGCCCATAACGCAATCGTTCATATTGCTCCTCACATTCTGGCCTATACCCCTCGGGTGGACCAGAATTTTTATTTGGACCTTATGCGGTATAAGGTCATGGGCGTGTCGAATGACACTGGTGTTCTGAAGATTGTCCTGCAGGCGAATGGTACGCGGCCATGAGTGACTTCTTTCAGATCAAGGACAATTTCAAGCAGGTTAACCGGTCATTGAAGCAAATGGACAAGGCCGTCCGTCAGGCGGTCCTGTCCAGCCTCAACCGGGCCACGCAGCGGGCCAAGACAGAAGCCGGTCGGAAGACGCGGGAGCGTTATGTGGTCAAGCAGAAGGAAGTCGTGGAGACGATCAGGATCCGGAAGGCGACCGGCAGTGCTCTGAAAGCGACAATGACTTCCCAGGGACACGCAATACCCCTGATTCGGTTCTCGGTTTCCCCGAAACGACGGCTCAAGCGGGCGCCCAAAGCCCTGAAAGCAGCGGTGTACCGGGGCGGCTCTAAGAAGCCGATTCCGGGTGCGTTCATCGCGAATGCCGGCAGTCATACTGGCGTGTTCGAGCGGGTCGGAAAGAAGCGCCTGCCGATCAAGGAGCTGCGAGGGCCTGCGGTACCTTCGATGGTCGGAAATGAAGTGGTCCGGGAGCATGTGCAGCAGGTGTACGGCGAGGAAATGCAGAAGCGCCTGCCGCATGAGCTTGACCGCACGTTAGGGAGGCTGAAGATGTGACTCCAAGCATGATCATGGATCAGCTGCAGAAATACCTGCAGGACATAACCCAGGAGATGGCCCTTGGACCGGATCGGCTCCGGCCGAACGTGTACAAAGTGGACCTGCCCGCGCGGGCGACGCCAGGTTATGACCCAGAGACGCAGGAAACGGATATACCGCCTCCTGTTGAGTCGACACTGCCCGAGGAACGAGATGAGCGCTGGCCGTTCATTATCGTCGTTTTTACTGGTCCGGCAGAGGATAACGAGGATGGATACAGGACAGTCCCGATGGATTTTATATTTGGCTGTGAAGGAACAGGTCCCGACGGGTACATGGATGTGTTGCATCTCATGGAGTACGTGCGGGCCTCTTTATTACGAGAAACATACGAAGGATGGTCCTTCCGGCTGAGCCGGCCGCTCTCAATGGGGTTTGATGAAGAGCAGGCCGATCCATTCTGGACGGGCTACATGTCCACGACATGGGAAGTACCATCGATTGAAGAGGAGGTATGGAAGCATGGGTTCTAAGAAGAACGAAGAGAAGCAGGAAGAGCGGCAGGCCGTGGTCGCGGCCGATACTGAGGTCCAGACGGTGCCCGCGGCGGCGGAGCGGGAGCAGCTGATATACATCGGCCCTCCCCTCCGTGAAGGCGGTGTCGGAATCCGGACGAACCAGACCTTTCTCGGCGGGCACCCGGCGTATTTCAAGCCGTTATACACAGCTTATCCACAAATCAAGGAGTTGTTCGTTCCGGTGGATAAGCTGCAGGAAGCACAAAAACAAATCAAGAAGACAGGAACGGCTCTGAACGCCGCCCTCCTGTCCCTGAAGGGAGTGTAAGGCATGGCAGAATTTCACGGTGTAAAAGCATCGGAAACATTCGCCCCTAAGGCAGCGGTGGTGCAAACCAACACGCTGCCTGTTTATTATGGCACGGCACCAATCAACCAGGTGGCGGACCCGGCCGCCGCAGTGAACAAGGTGATCCTGACGTACAACCTTGAAGACTTCAAGAAGAAACTCGGATTTTCATGGGACTGGAAATCCTTCACGCTTTGCGAGGCTGCGCAGGCTCATTTCGTCAATAATGAGCAATCCCCGGTCGCGTTCGTAAACGTCCTTGATGTGACCGACAAAGAAGCGACAGCGCCGGCAGCTGCAGAATTCACTGACGGCATTTATACGATCGAAAAAGAGGGGGTCCTGAAAGCCTCGGTTACCGTCAAAGACGGGACTACTGAGTATGTGGCAGGAAAGGACTTCTCCCTTACGTTCAACGATGCCGGCAAGCTTGTGATTGCCATCCTGGCTGGAGGGGATATCCCGGCTGGCACGACGTCGCTACAGGTAGGGTATGACGCCCTCAAACCTTCTGCGATTAATGCTGCACGGATCATCGGCGGGACCGACTCGCAGACGGGTGTCCGGACGGGTCTAGAGCTCATCGAGGACGTGTTCATGGAAACATCATTTGTGCCGAACCTGATCGTGGCCCCTGGCTTCTCGGACGATCCGACGGTGGCAGCATTGATGGTCGCCAAAGCGAAGAACATCAACGGGCTATTTGAGGCATTCGCCGTTACGGACCTGGATGCGAGTCAGAAATACATGGACATCGCGACCTGGAAAGAGGACAACGGGTACACCGATCCTTTGCAGGCGAACACCTACCCGATGATGACGTACAAGGGCCGCATATACCACGCCTCGACGCTCATCACGGCGGCCATGGTAGCCACGGACCAGTCAAACGACGGTGTGCCCGTTGAAACCCCATCGAACAAACTGATCACGGCAGACGGTACGGTCTATAAAGATGGCACTCCAGTAAACATTCCATTTGATCAAGCAAACATCCTGAATGCAAACGGGATTGTAACGGCGATCCGTTGGCCGGATGGATTTAAGGCATGGGGGAACCGAACAGGCGGATATCCCGAGTTTACAGATGCCCAGCGGGCATTTATCCCAGTCCGGCGGATGTTTGGTTACATCAAAAATAACCTGATCCTCCGTTTTTGGCAGAAAGTAGATGATCCGCTTAATCGTCAATTGATTGAATCCGTTGTCGATGATGCCAACGTTTGGCTTAACGGCTTGGTAGGAGCCGGGTACTTGCTTGGCGGCCGGGTGGAGTTTCTTGCCTCCGACAATCCATCTGATCAACTCGGAAACGGAAAAATGGTCTACCGGGTGTATGTCACGCCGCCATCAATGGCACAGGAAATCGAATTTATTGTCGCTTACGATGCTTCTTATCTGGCTTCGCTGACAGCGGCGTAAGAAAGGACTGATAATATATGAATCAAATCCCGGTAAAACTGGTAGGGCTCCGATCCTTTTTGAACGGTACGGAGCGGGCAACTGCAGACATTACGCTGCCATCGCTTACGCAAATGACGGATACGTTATCCGGAGCGGGCATCCTTGGGGAGATTGATCTTCCTTCCCCGGGACACTATTCTTCATTGGAACTTGGGATTGCCTGGCGGACGATTAACGAAGGAGTCTTCGAAATTGCAGGCCCTGAAGAAAATTCCCTTGAATTTAGAGGGGCATTCCAGGAATATGTGGTAAGCAAAGGTAACGTGACCAAAGCCGTGAAGATCGTCGCTAAAGGACAGAGCAAAGGGATCGATCTTGGTACGTTAGCTCAAAATGCGACCACTGGTACCTCCAACTCCGTCGAATTGACTTACTTGAAAATTTTCATCGATGGTAGCGCTTGGTTCGAACTGGATAAGTTGAACTATGTTTTCCGAATTAACGGAAAAGACGCACTTTACGATGTCAGAAAAGCCCTTGGTTTGGCCTAATAGAGAGGAGAAAACATGGTTATGGAAGAGACGAAAAAAGAAGAATTGCAGCAAACACAAGGAGCCGGGACGGTCGTTAAACTGTCCCGGCCTTTTATTTGGGAGGACACCGAATATAAGGAACTTAACCTCGATTTTGAAAAACTGTCCGGTGACGACATCATCTCCCTTGAAGGTGATTTCTTGGAGATGAACCAAGGCAGAAACTTCCTCCCTGCATTTAAAAAGGACCATCCTGCTTACCTGGCGGTACTCGCTGCCAAGGCACAGGGTGTCCATTTCAATTTTATGAAGAAACTGCCTGCGAAGGACTTTAACACTGTGGTGGACGCTGCGCGAAATTTTTTGAACAACTGGGGCTGATCGACGATCCCCCAGCTGAGCTGATGGAAATCTGCTTTGTGATCGCTGAGGCCGGGGGCTCTCCGGTCGAATACATGTCCCGATCCATCCGGGAGCTGAGGAAATGGCTGAAGGCGCGGAACAGTTTCGTGAAAAAACGTAACGAGATTAAAGAGGCGGCGAAGGAAGGGGGTTAACCGATGCCAAAAAAATATGAGATGTCATTCGAGCTCAATGGCGACATTGACCCCCGACTATCGCGGACGTTTGACTCGCTTTCCAAGGATGTCACAGAGCTCGGCCGGGACTTCAACAGCCTGCAGCGGACGAAGGGATTCCGGAAGATCACCCAGGACGCGGAGGAAGCACAGGGCGCATTCCACGAGCTGCGGGAGGACGTCAAGGAATTCGGTGAGGTATTCGAAAAGACGCTGCAGTTCACAGGAGCACACGCTATTATCACTCAAGTCGGTGATATGTTCTCCAACATGATCAGCGAGGTCGGCGCGCTGGACGACTCTGTTCACCAGATGGGTGCGGCGACGGGGGCCACGCAGCAGGAGATGGCCCAGTTCAAGGATACAATCCAGGACATTTACAACAGCAATTACGGTGAGGGGTTCGATGATATAGCCGACTCCCTAGTAAATGTCCGTCAGGTTACCGGACTGGCCGGGGATGCGCTGGAGCAGGCGACAAAGAACGCGCTCATTCTGCGGGATACCTTCGGATATGACGTGAACGAGTCTGTCCGTACCATTGACGCACTTATGAGGAATATGGGGGTTACGGCAGACCAAGCATTCAACTTGATTGCTCAAGGCAGCCAGCGGGGGCTGAACCGTTCTGATGACCTCCTCGATACCTTGAATGAGTACTCCGTCCATTTTAAAGATGCGGGGTACAGTGCTGAGCAAATGTTCAGCATATTGGACTCTGGGTTGAAAAACGGGACCTTTAACGCAGATAAAATGGGGGATTTGCTGAAGGAATTCAATATCCGGATCCGCAGCGGAGACAAAAATGTCAACGATAGTTTGTCGGCGTTGTTTGCTTCTGACGGGATAGAGGACTTTATTACTGCCCTTAAAAAGGGTGGAGCTAAGACCAAAGAGTTTGCCCAACTCCTAAAACATGTCGACAAAGATACGGCTAACGATTTGGTTAAAGACCTGAATGGATCAGCCAAGAAATACTCGACGGCTGCCGCTGCAATCACCGAAATGATGGGTGATAGCGGTCGGATACTCAGCGGTTTATCAAACGGGTCTCTGCAAGCTAAAGATGCCTTGAATGAGATCATCAAAAAGCTCGATCAGATTGATGACAAGCAGTACAGAAACCAACTCGCTGTCGAGTTGTTTGGTACTCAGTACGAGGACCTTAAGGGTGCGGCTGTCGACTCTCTTCAGGATATCAATGGCGAGTATGACAAAACTCTCGATACCATGCAGCAGATTTCCAATGTCAAATACACCAGCGTGAAGAAGGAACTGCAGGGGCTTGGCCGGGAGCTCATGACAAACCTGGTTATTCCGATCGGCGAGGACGTTATGCCGGCGCTCAACAACGTGGCTCATTGGGCTTCCGACAACAAGGATCTGGTCAAGAACCTGGCCCTCGGCGTACCGGCAGCCATGCTGACCAGAAATGTCTACTTGATGGGCAAGGATTTCGCCAAGGTCGGCAAATCGCTATTCGACACGACGAACGGGGTCAGCAAATTCGGCAGAGCTCTTACGTTTATGACCAATCCGGTGGGAATTGCCGTCGGCGCTCTCGGATTGATCACAACGGGCGTCATTGCCTATAAACATCACCAGGAAGAGGCGCGGCAGGCCCTATTGAACATGGGGGATACGCTGCAAAAGTCCTTTGATGATTATGGCGCCGTTGACCATCAAGCAAAGCGGACGCAGAACCTGATCCGTGAGTACGACCGGTTGACCGAAAAGATCAACAACACGAAAACCCCCGCAAACGAGTTGACTGAAGCCCGCCGAAAGCTGGCCGATGTGGAGAAAGAACTGATTGACCTTAACCCCGAAATCCTAAAGGCAGAAGACGCCAAAAAGGATAGCTTCAGGGACCAGCTCGGATATCTGGATAAGCTCAACCAAACTCAACAGGAAATGGCCCGCCGTGATCTCGAATCCGAGGTGATGGATAAGCAGGATCAGTTACCTCAGTTGGTGGAAGAGTACAAAGACCTTGAAAAGAGCGTCAAATCGTATGATCAGGCATATATGGATGCGCTCAAATCCCGCGAGCAATATAAAGCATACATCAATGAGCGGGACTTAATCCTTAGTTCAACGTCTGATGGTAGTGAAGAACAAGCCAAACAGCTTTCTGCACTGGCCGATAAAATCCGAAGCCAAACGGGTAGGGATTACACGGATAAACTCGGGACTCTCGAATTTGACCTTGCTGATTTTATCAAAACATATGATAAGGCTAGGGAAAAGGTTAACGCTGCCCAAAGCGACATGGAAGAGGCAAAAAAGAGCTATCAGGAAACGTATGATGCTCAATTGAAGCTTATCGAGTTGCATGATTTGGGCGGGCAAACGATCGAAAGCCAAGCGGCAAAATATGCTAAGCTTAGCGACTCCGAGAAAAAACGGTTCGACCAGGCAATGAGAGATATTCAGACTCTAAACTCCGAGATGGATGATCTGCCTCTCTCAAAGCAAATCGACCTTTCCGTCGTTTGGAAGCAGGCCGGGTTTGATGCCATCCAGGCTGCTCAGAAATCACTTGGCGGCAAAGCAAATGTCGGCATAAAGGTTGCTGGCGTCCAGCCCGCAGCATATGCAGAAGGTGACCTTGTGACTCGCCCAACCCTGGCATGGATCGGCGAGGGCGGAGACGACGAGTTCGTCATCCCGGTCAATAATTCCAAGCGTTCCAGAGGGCTGTATGCAGCTGCTGGTGAGGCGCTGGGTATCTCCCCTGCTGGCGGCGGCAGTTTCGTTTATAATCCTCAAATCACGATCCAAGGCAATGCCGATGAGAAAGTGATCCGTTCGGTATTAAATGACGACCAGAAACGATGGGAGCAAAAAATGGCCGCGTACCAGCGGCAGCAGCAAAGGAGAAACCTTGCACAATGAGTACGTACAGAACGATCCAGGGCGATACCTGGGACGGGATAGCCTATAAGATCGCGGGCACCGAGGAGTTCATGACGCCGCTCATGCAGGCCAATCCCGACTATGCTGAGATCGTGATCTTTCCGACGGGAATCATTCTGAATATCCCTGATGTCGTGATTCAAGCAGCTGATATATTGCCTCCGTGGAGAAGGGAGGAAGACGTATGACCAGCCTAGTGGAAAATGGGCGGTACGCCTTCCTCTCTCTTTTTTTCAATGGCGTGAAGGTTAAAGATGAAGACCTTCAGGATTATCTCATGAGCTTCGCCTACAACGACGGATACTCCGGTCAGGCCGACGACATCACAATTAATCTTGATGATCGGGAAGGCCGCTGGATCAAAGGCTGGGTCCCGGTCATCGGCGATGAAATCAAGGCTGAAATCGTGACATGGCACTGGGACAAGGCGGGTGAAAAGAAGAAGCTGCCGTGTGGCAAGTTCTATCTCAAATCCTTCACCTATGCAGGCAGGGTGGTCACGATGGAAGCAAGCGCTCTGCCCGTGGAGGGGAATTCCTCCAAACAAGAGAAACGGTCGAAGTCCTGGGAAAAGATCAAGCTTCAAACGGTGGCCATAGAGATTGCCAATCGTGCGAAGTTGAAGCTGGTGTATGAATCATCTTCGAACCCGACCTATGACAGGTTGGACCAGACGGAGCAAACGGACTTTGAATTCTTGCTCGACCTCGCCCAGCGGGAAGGGATTACGCTGAAGGTGAGCGGCTCGAAATTGATCATGTTTGACGAAGAAACGTACGAGAAAAAGGATCCGGTCATGCCGATCGAACTTGGCATATCGAATGTGTTGGATTATTCATTCGAAATGAACAGCGAGAGCGCGGCGTATGGTTCGTGCGAGGTCGTGTACACAGCACCCAAGACCAAGACCTCCAAGTCCAAGACGATCAAAGGGTCGTATAAGCTCCCCAAAGCAGTTAGCCTCCCGGTGCTTCGTGTGAATGAACAAGTAGACACTGTCTCCGAGGCGAACCGGCTGGCGAAAAATCGACTCCGTGAGCAGAACAAGAAGTCCGGCTTAGCCCGGATCACGCTCGAGGGAAATACCAGCATTGCAGCCGGTCAGACCATCGAGATCAAAGGCTGGGGCTATTTTGACGGGAAGTACATCATCGAGAACGCAAACCATAACATTGATGCTACGAGCGCTTATGCGACGGACATTCAAATTAGAAAGGTGTTGGGATGGTAATGGCGGCTAATTTACTCGCGGAGTTGGTCAAGATCGGTGAATGCTCAACCGTTGATCATGAGACGGGTACGCTCACCGTGACTTTTCAAGACCGGCAGAACACGGTGACCCGGGACATTCCGGTAATCTTCGCCGGTGGATTCGGGGCGGGAAACGGGATGCCGAAGGAAGGCGACACCGTCGTATGTCTGATGCTTGGAAACGGACTGAGTAACGGGGTATGCCTGGGCGTCATACCCGACACTGTCCCGGGTACATCCGACCAGCAAGGCGTTTATTTCGAGGACGGCAGCTACGTCTATTTCGACCGGGCCCAGCAAAAGTTGATGGTCAAGGCGGCCAGCGGTGTACAAATAGACGGAGATCTCACGGTGACCGGACGTGTGACTGTGTCAAGCGGTGCAAAGATTGACGGAGACCTCGCTGTAACCGGGAATGTAACTGCCGCAAACATTGAATGAGGAGGCACGGATATGGCATTACCTGATGGCGTTGGCGTCCTGGGCGACATCGTGTTTATCGTGACATCATACAAGGTCCGGACATTTGAAGGGCTCACTCGGACCTCGAATGATCGATGGGCCAATAATGAAATCATCCACAAAAAGCCGCGCAGTCAGTTCCTCGGTCCGGGGCTTGATACCTTCGACTTGACGGTCCGAGTGGACGCGAGGCTGGGTCTGAATCCCCGGGCTGAGGTGGATAAACTGGTTCAATACAGCCGGGAGGGAAAAGTCATGAAATTTACAGTAGGCGGTAAAGGAATGGGCGTGGATCGGGTGAAGATCACAAGCATGACCCAAAACTGGGAAACGCTCGATAACCGGGGCAACCTGATCAGCGCGACCTATTCGCTCACATTGGAGGAATACGTATGACGACATCGTACACGGTTACCGTGGATTCCACCGAAATTAAGTTCGGCATGACGGGGGTGGAGTCGGTGAAACAGAATATCCGCCTGATTTGCACGACCGTGATCGGCACCTGCCCCTTGGATCGGGCTCTTGGGGTTGACCCTGTTGTCATAGACCAGGCGCTACCGGCGGCGGGCGCCCTGCTGCAGGTGAACATCCAGTCGGCTATTGAGGAATTCGAGCCGCGCGCGACGGTAACTGACATCACCCTAAACTGGGGATCGACCAGGCTAATACCCACAATTAAATTTGTGCTGACAGAGGAGGTGGCCGGCTGATGGAATTCGTGAATTTACCGGATATCCAATTCACCGACCAACAGGTCCAGAGCATCAAGGACGCGGTGCTCACGTCGATCGAAGCGAAGACGGGCAGGACGATGAACCGGGCGGATCCGGACCGGATTTTCATGTTGGCTTTGGTGGACGAAATTATTCAGCTGCGGGTTCTCATCGACCAGGTGAAGAAAGGGGATCTGCTGAAATACGCAAGAGGCGGGGCGCTCGAACATTTGGGCGCTTTTTATAATGTATACCGACTCGACGCGGAGGCGGCGCGTACGACCATTCGATTTACTTTGTCGATGCCTCTGACCTCTCCCCAGACAATTCCGGCCGGGACGCGGGTGGGTGTCCAGAATAGCGGGGGCGCCATGTACTTCTCGACGACGGAGGCGGCCGTGATTCCGGCAGGGGGCACGGTCAAGGACATTTCTGCCGCTGCCAGTGTGACAGGGACAGCCGGGAATGGATTCATCCCTGGGCAGGTAAACACGATCATGGACCCACTCCCGTATGTGCAGAGCGCAGTCAATGTGACGGAGAGTGCCGGCGGCGCGGACGTCGAATCTGATGAGGCATTAAGGACGCGAATACGCCTGGCGCCGGAAAGCTTTAGCGCAGCGGGGCCGCGGGAGGGATACATCTACTGGGCCAAGACGGCCAGCCCAGCGATCATCGACGTGGCCGCTGTCTCCCCGGCAGATCGCGAGGTGCTGGTCATACCATTGCTGCAGGGCGGCGAGTTGCCGACCCAGGACATCATTTATCAGGTCAGCGCCGCCGTGAATGACCGGGCAGTCCGGCCGCTCACTGACCACGTAACCGTGCAGGCGCCGGAGGTGGTGCCCTACGATATCACCCTGACCTATTACATTTCATCATCTAATGTGGCGGCGGAGACGACGATCCAGGCGGCCGTCAACAAGGCTATCGACGAATATAGGCTATGGCAAAAATCAAAGCTCGGGCGGGACATTAACCCATCGGAGCTTATTTGGCGTGTGAAGTCGGCCGGGGCGCTGCGGGTCGATGTATCGGCACCCACGAACATCGAGGTGTCCGAGCTGCAGGTAGCTCAAGAGGGCAACGTAAATATCACCTATGGAGGGTTGGCCGATGACTGACGTGAGAAACATGTCCCTGCTCGACTTGCTGCCGACGAGCATTAAATACGATCCCGAGGTGATCGCGATCGCGGAAGCGCTGGACGAACAAGTCCGGGTGGCCGTTGACGAGATGTACAAGCTGCCGCTCTTCTCCCGGCTTGACGAGTTGACCGACGAGGAAGCCGACGAGCTGGCTTGGCAATTCCACGTCGACTTTTACGACCCTACGCTGCCGATCGAGCAGAAGCGCGAGCTTGTAAAGAACGCATTCAAATTCCATCGGCGGAAAGGGACGCCCGCGGCGATCGAGGACCTGATCACCATCCTATTCGGGGAAGGGAAGGTCGAGGAATGGTTTGAGTACAACGGGCAGCCAGGGCGGTTTCGGGTAATCACGAACAACCCGGCTGTAACACTGGAACGCGCACAGGAGTTTTACAGAGCGATTGAATCGGTCAAGCGCCTAAGCGCACACCTGGAAGAGGTTATCCTGTCACAAACCGAATCTTTGCAGCTTTATTTCGGGACCGGCATGGTCGTCAATGAACACATCATTATCAGGTAGGGGTGAAAAAATGTCATCATTTGGAGCTAAGGGATTAACCAATAAAGGGAGAGTGCTGCAGGCAAAGGCACAAGCAGGGTCGCAGCTGAAATACACCAAGTTCGTGCTGGGTGACGGCCAACTTGCCGGGCAGTCAATCGCGACACTCATAAACGTGGTAAGCCCAAAAAAAACGGTTGAGGTAAGTCGGTTGAAGATGAACCCGCCGGATCAGGCGATGGTCGGGTTTGTTCTTTCTAATCAGGATGTTGCGACGGGTTTTTACTTTCGGGAGCTCGGTCTGTACGCCTTGGACCCAGACGAGGGAGAGATCCTGTACTGGTACGCCAATGCCGGTGACACAGCAGACTATATCCCGCCGACGAACACAGGGGATGTGGTCAATAAGACAATTGATATGTTGGTTTACGTAGGGACGGCCTCAAACGTCACGTTGACCATCGATCAAAATCTCGCTTATGTTACGCATGACGAATTAGATGAGGCCCTTGCTGGCCTGGACCCGGATATTCCGGATGCCTCGCTCACAGAGAAGGGGAAAGTTCAGCTATCCAGCGCAACGAATAGCACGTCCGAGTCTATGGCAGCCACGCCAAAGGCCGTAAAAGCGGCATATGATCGGGCCGATGCGGCTTTTACATCAGCCAGTGAAGGAAAAGGTAAGGTCCGCGATGCCATCACTGGCGTGAAAGGGACGGTAGCGGACGCGGACGGGGATGGGGTACCGACATATGATGAGTTGGTTACGGGAGTAAAGAGTATTCCCGCCGGGTTCACGGCAGATGCAACGGCTGCTGCGGGCGATATCCGTTCAGGGAAAACAGCCTATAAAGGCGCGGCAAAAGTGACGGGCACGCTAGTGACGCAGGCGACTGGTGCTCAAACCGTAACCCCAGGCACATCGAACATCGTGAAGCCCGCCGGTATTTACGATGGCGCGATTACGATCCTGGGGGATGCTGACCTTATCTCTGGTAACTTTCCGAAAGATGTGAGCCTTTTCGGAATACAGGGTGTCTTAGAGCGTCTAACTACAGCAGATCGAAACGCCATCATAGCGGCCATTGTAGCTAAGGGAGTCGCGGCGGGCTCGTCAGATACAAACGCTCAACTAGCAACGAAGATCGGGCAGATCAACACAGGATCACGGACGTATTACAATTTATCTGACAGCTATTTCAGGAATGGTCTTACTTATACAGACATGATCACCGTTCCAGCAGGAAAAACCTTCACGTTATTACCTGCTGATAATGGTGATGTTACGTTTCTTAGGGCGTATACAGGGACGTTTTCAGATGCTGGCGAATATCTAAGCGTATCTCTATCCATACGAACACCGGACGGGTCTTCAGAATCAGCAACTTTGTCCGCTTATTCGTCAAGTAATGGCGGGTACAGTTATCTTTATATCCCGATGCTCGAAGTTGATTTAGTGAATATGCGTTGGAGATATTCATATGGTTCAACTAATACAGTCCAAAATGGGTGGTCGAATCTATCAGGCGGGTATGGACCGCGGGTTATTTCTGTTAGGTATAATATTTACAATCCTAGAAATGCCGGATCAAACACCATTAACGGGGATGCCTATATCAAGGGAATTGGTATACTAATGTGATGGAGGTGCTTCAAATGAAATTCCTTGTTAAATATGAAAAAATCTCGGATACGACCGGGAACGTTACAATGATTGTTCAGAATCCTATTTATGAAGAACCCACGGAGGATAGTTTCTATACGGAGGACCTAACCTATCCTGAGCGGGAGAACATCCCGAACATGGACGCCTATCTCCGGGTTAACCTGGAAACTAAGGAACTGTATTATGATTACATCCTTCGTGAAACGTTTGAAACGAGGGTTTCCGCTTTGCAGCAAGAAAATGCAGAGCTTAAGCAGGCCATTGCCGATCTAACGATGACCTTGGCCGCTGTAATGGCAGGCTAGGAAGGAGGTGAATTTCATGACATACACAAAGGACAGTGGTCTTGTAAAGATTTGGGTCGGCCTAGTGATGAATGGCGATTACAAACTTGAGCAGGTGCCGAAGCTTTTCAACCTGAAAGAAGTCGTTACTGAAGTGATAACTGGCACAGCAGCCTAAAGCGTTCCGAAAAACGGAGCGCTATTTTTATGCCCTCGGGAGTGGTCCGGGGGGCATCTTTTATTGATATTGATCAAAGGGGGAAATGATGTGCCAGAAGAAAGGGTGAGTGAGTTGGAGGAAACCACAAAAGCGCTGGTAGATATACAGATCCAGTTAGCCCGGATTGAGAAGACACTTGAAACTGTACCGACATTAACCGCGACGCTTGAAGCGACCAGGGATTTGGCTAGAGAGGCCATGCAATCGGCCAAATCAGCTCATCACCGGTTGGACAAAATTGAAGACGGCCAGAAATGGCTTTGGAGAACAGTTAGCGGTTCTGTAATCACAATCGTAATTGGTGTTATCGTCGCTGCAATTAAATTTATTGGATAATAAAATTGAAAGGTTGATGAAAAATGGATTGGAATATGATTTGGCAATTGATTGACCCTAAGCTGCTTATTGTGGTGGCCGTATGTTGGGTGATTGGATATGTACTTAAACACACACCACTGGTACCTAATTGGAGTATCGTTTATATTGTACTGATTTTGGCCGTTGTGCTCACAGTCTGGATGCTGGGCTGGACCTCTGAGGCGGTCATACAGGGTATCCTTGCCGGCGCCTTTGCTGTGTTTGGCCATCAGGTTGTGAAGCAGGCCCAGATTGGAGCTGACCAGAATGAAAAAGGTATGGATTGATGCAGGGCATGGCGGTAAGGATCCGGGCGCATCTGCTAACGGATTGCAAGAAAAGAACGTTGTGCTTGAGTTATCGCTTGCAGTCAAAAGACAATTGGAATCCAAATATGATGGTGTGCAAGTCTTTTTATCCCGCAGCACAGATGTGTTCCTTGAATTGAAGGACCGAACTGATAAGGCAAATGCAGCCGGTGCAGATATCCTTGTTAGCATCCATTGTAACGCTGGTGGAGGCTCTGGTGGCTTTGAGACTTATCGGTATACTTCGGCGTCAGTTGCTTCTGCTGCTTTTCAAAACTTACTACACACGGAAATCATGTCACGGCTTAAACCATTTGGTGTCATCGATCGCAACCAAAAGGCTGCAAACCTCCACATGTGCCGTGAGAGCAAAATGCCGGCTGTGTTGACGGAAAACCTCTTTATCGATGTAGCATCCGATGCATCCAAACTGAAACGTCAAGAAGTCATTAACGCTTTAATCGATGGTCATGTTGCTGGGATCGCTAAATATCTGGAACTCGAGCGAATGGAGGAGAAGCCAGTGACACAGGAACGAGATATTAACCAAGTAAGTGATTGGGCTGCCGATGCCTGGGAAGCGATGACCCAAAACGGCTATGTTGATGGAACGCGCCCAGGAGCTACCATGACGCGGGAAGAGGGAGCAGTCATTTTCAACCGGCTGCGGACCAATTTGCTGAAGTTGATATCCGGCAATACACAGGAGATTAAGGACCTGGAAACTCGCCTGCTGCAAATTGAGAAAGAGGACCTTAAATAGAAACGAGAAGATCCTGCCGGCTACGCGCTGGCAGGATCCTTATTTTTTTGTTGACTCCTAAATTTCCCCACACTAAACTTGGTTTTGGGTAATGGCTGTTTCATAATTAGAGCAATTGCTACTCCGGTTGAATGTATTGTATGGAATGGGGGGCAAACATGAAGAAAGTGGGTTTACTTCTTACCATTTTTGTTTTAGCACTAGTGGGTTGTACTCACCATAGAGATGGATCATATACATCGGCAAGCTCGTATATCAAGGTTATTGATAAAGAAACCTCCAGTGACTATAAGGAAGCTTGGATTATGGCCTATAATCCATACAATTCGGAAGAAAAAGATCCGATGAAAATTATTGTTAGGGAACCTATGGTCTGGAATTTGATCGAAAAGGACAAAGAGTATTTTTCAACTTATAGTCAAGAAAAGGGAAAACCTTGGGTGTTGGAACAGATTTCGTATCCGGGTGATGAAAAAGGATTAAGATGATGTGGTCCAATCGCTTTATTCGAAAAAGGATCTGCTCCTCTCCCGGCCGTCTTTTTGGGCGGCCTTTTTTGTTTTAACCATTCCTTGTGGGAATATGGTAAAATTTCGGGAATGGGCAGGTGGATAAAAAGTGTCAACTCTGGCCATTTAATGTATAATGAGACTTACTTAAAGAGAGGTGATTATCATAATTAAAACAGTAAGTGGTGTTCTTTTTGAGGTACTTAGAAATGTTATTTACTTATTATTAGGATTATGTGTTTTGAATTTTATTGAAAAAAAATTAATACTGAGAATCGACGGTAGAATGGGTCTTATGGTGCCTCTAGCAATAGCAGACTTAATTTTATTATTTGTAGTACACCGCCAAATAATTGGTCCTAAAATAAAAAAATTAGCTCCTGACACCAGAAATTATTTGTTAATTATTTCGGTGTTGATTGTAACTACTATTTTCATGTTAAGTTAATTATTAAAAAACTGGAAGCGTGATATAGCACTTAAATACATATATAAATTAGTAGCTACCAGTGTCATCACGGCCGTCCTTTTTGGCGGTTTTTTTGTTTCGATTTATATTTAGGGAGTGAAATGCGATGAACAGCAGATTTATGAAGCCCCTGACTTCCCCGATCCATTTCCATACAGCTATGATAGAGCAAATCCCGGTGGCCGTCTTTACCGGCCAAGAAATGATCGGCAGCGGGAAAATTGTTGAAATTACAGATTTCGCTGTAAAAATCGGCGATGAATTCTATGTACGCGAAGCCTGCACGTTTAAATATGCGGTCTAAACTAAATACCCCCTGACTAAATTCATAGATAAATTACCATGACCTTAGCTTAATTCAAGAAAGGAACAGTTGCCGCCGGCGAATTGCTTCTTTCTTCTTGAATTAACGTTTCCCCGTAAGTTCAATGATTAATCAAGTGTATTCAATATGGATAAATTGTAAGATAATTACACGGTGAACCTTATCGCAAGTAAGGGGCAATATTGTAATGAATTGTATTCTGAACTAATGTTATAGTGTTCTATCAAAACTCAAAAAGGAGACATTATGAAGAAGAAACTCCAAATTTTTGTGTCATCAACTTATACAGATCTAATACCAGAGAGGCAGACAGCTGTCAAAGCGATATTAAATGCTGGGCACATCCCTGCTGGTATGGAGTTATTTACAGCAGGAGATGAGTCCCAACAAGATATAATTAAAAGATGGATCGAAGAATCGGATGCTTATATGCTAATCCTTGGCGGGCGGTATGGATCTATGCTACCAGATGGGTCGAAGAGCTACACACATTGGGAATATGATTATGCAGGCGAGATTGGAAAGCCACGGTTTGCAGTTGTATTAAGCGACAAATCATTACAATCAAAAATTGAAGAAATAGGGTTTCAGAACGTTCAGGAGCTTACTCACCCCCAAAAATATAAAGACTTCAGGGATGGTTTGTTCTCGTCAAAATTAGTTAGTGCTATAGATGACAGCAGAGATATTGAGCTTAGTATCTTCAAATCATTAAGGGAAATTGAAAGACGGGAGGACCTATCGGGTTGGGTTTCTGGTAAGGATGTCCCTAATGTTGTTACATACGCTGAGGAAAATATGAAACTTAGGAAAGAAAACGATAAACTAAGAGATGAACTTCAAAAAGTTCAAGATAAGCTAAAAATTGATGAAACTTTTAATGGCTTAGCATATACAGAATTAAAAGGCCTTTTATTAAAGGAAAATGTTAAATTGGATAGTCAACTGGCTGAAGCAACTGGTCGCAAAGAGATTAATTTATTGAGTCTGTTCATAACATTTGAAAATGAACTAGCTACGGGCGTATCCAATAGCAGACATACAACGGAGACGAGGATATTCCTGTTCTACAACGTAGCTCCAAAGTTAATGCGTTATGGTCTAATGGAAACCTATAAGGCAACAGGTATCAAGTACGATCAGGCACGAACTAGTAAGGATGGGCTTAAATTTTTAGCGCTATTTCATTCGAAAAAAATTAAAGAAAAGTAGTGAGCAGACATGGTCTACGTGTTGAACCGTATCTTATTCTCAAATATCTTGGCTGCGCTAAACCGCCCATTAGCTTAACGAAAAATGGAGCAGTTGCCAACGGCAAACTGCTCCATTGCTGGGTTAAACTATAAATCGTGTGAACACTGGACTGCGCAGCAGCCCTGCCTTGGTCCAGTTCCTCATTTTTACCTCGGCGCGGATCAGCGGCTCAAGGTAAACAAAGTTCTTGTCCTCACCTGAAACAATTCCTTTGCTAACCCCATAGAAAGCCTTCTTTTCCTTCGGCCCCGGTCCGTGCTCAATGATCCCAGTTGGCCGGAGCTTTCCGGATCCATCCAGGACGGCCGTGAGCCATCCGAGCTCATCTTTACGATACCCTGTGATAAATACCTCAGCATACGACCAATTTATAACCTTCTGCCATGCGTCCGACCGGCGGCTGACGTACCGGCTATTTTTACGTTTTCCGACCATGCCCTCCATCCCCCAGGCTCTCACCTGTTCGAAAAGCTCCTCTCCGGCGCCTTCAATAAAGGGAACTACACCGAAAGATGGGCCCGGCAATGTCAGACTGCTGAGAATTGCCTTGCGCTCCGTCAGCGGCAGCTTGCGGAGGTCGCGCCCTTTATATTGCAGAATATCAAAGACGACGAACGTGACAGGAAGAGTTCGTTGCAATCGATCTATCATGTCTGCCTTCTTGGCCTGGAACCGAGTCATGACTGCCTCAAAGTCCGATATACCGGTGGCTGGATCGACGCATGCAATCTCTCCGTCCAATATAATATCGTCGTCGAAGGGAAAATGTAGTTCTGGGTACTGCCGGGTGCAGTCGTTATTGTGCCGGGTGTACAGCCGGATAACCCCGGATTGCTGGGAATATATGAGCCGGTGACCGTCGACTTTGGGTTCGAATATATAATCCGAGTGGGAAAAGGGACTCGGTGCAGTTGCGAGTAACATAGGTTCAATGAACAAAAGAACACCCCCAAACCGATTATAGCGCTCATGAAATCGTTATAGGGGCGGGAACTACTGGAATTGCGATTCATTTAATTATGAATCCGTCTAAATTTAGATTTCATTGATTTCCTCAGTCGCATCACTAATAAAAGAAAGCATTCGTATAACGAGTAATTTTTTGCTATTGCTTTTTAAAAATGCAGACAACGGTTAAGAATGATATTTGAAGTGAGATTGTAATTAATAATGAAACAATAAGGCCTGTATCTCCAGTACCACTTTCTCCTAATACTGCTGCAAGCGAATAGCAAACAATTACGCTAATTATTACACTTAGTAAGAACGTAGCAAATCTTCTCATGAAAACACTCCTTATTTGTAGCAAAAACAGTAATTTTTACAACTATATCATAAAAATAAAACCACCGATTCAAAAAACAGCCAGTGGCTTTTTTTTACATTGATTATCGAACATTTGTTTGGGTATAATACAGGAACAGATGTTTGCAAGGAGGGGTTTGAATGCTTGCGGATTCTGAACGAAAAATGTTGCGGATCCTCAGTAATTATCTGACCCGGCACAATAAAATGCCGAACATGGAGCAGCTTGAGACTATGGCCGGCAAGCGCAAGGATCAAATTATTCAGTCACTTAAGGAGCTAGAAAAACAGGAGTATGTCCAGTGGGAAAACAAATCGTCAGTAGAGAACATTGTGATTTTGGAGGCGTGGGAGAGAGGGACGGCCCCTACCAAGAGCCCTAACATAAGCCGCGGGGCAGATTACTGGACCATGTATTGAGGAGGGTAAAAAAACCATGAGCAAGAAACTAACCGATAACGGATTGTTTGACAGTTCACGGATGATGTTGCCGCAGCATAAAAGCGCGATTCTGGCCCATCAAATGGGTGTGAAGATCGAGACGAAGCCGGTCATCGATGAGCAGGAGTGGCAGCTGATCGGGCAGGCTCTTCAGAATTCATTTAACGACCATGTCAAGGTGACACTAACCGTGTTTGACCCTTTTAGTACCCGGGACCTTACAGGATTCGTGACGGTGATTAATACTTTTCGTAAAGAGATCAAGTTAAGCATAGCCCAAGATGAATGGGAATGGATTAAATTCAGCGATATCATCGCAGCCAGTACATAAAGCAAAAGGACTTCCGGATCGATCGGAGGTCCTTTTTTTGTCATTTTGAGGAAAACTATGTTATTTACGCCTTCAAAATTAGTATTTTGTCCAATTGCATTTCGTGCATATTGGAACAAGCAAACACCATATATTGAGTTCAGATTGATTTTGGCCGAATTTCTGGTCTGTAATCATAACGTAACGGAGGTGTTTACTTGTCTGATCCGTTTGTAGTCAGATCTTTAGACGAAATTCGCTTTTGGTCACGAATAATGAAAGAACATTCATTATTTCTTAGGTTGGGTTTTAGATGTGAAGACACGCAATTAATAAATGAAGCCAACCAATTCCAAGCTCAATTTGATGATATAGAACGAAGGGCACATGCATTTTCTGTAGAAACTGATCCACAGACAATCAGAGAATTTAATAAAGAAGTTTATAGTGCAGCGGCACATATTTGGGCTTTTAAAAGAAAGGTCCTTGGACTGATATTACAGTGTAAACTTCCTGGCCAGAACAATTTCCCACTACTTGTAGATCATATTAGCAGGGAGGCAAATTATTTCAGAAATCGTCTTGACGAACTTAACTCTGGAAGATTAGAGCCTGTACATGATGCAATCATTGATGAGAATGTATTTTTCTTAAAAATCATGGCGGACCATGCGAAATTTATCGGGCACTTGCTCGATCCCTCCGAGCGGAAGCTTGTAGAACAAGCCAGAGAATTTAGCCAGGAATTTGACACCCTCTTGTATCAAGCATTGGATTTGAGTTCTATGCGCCCCCAGTCTCAAACCATTCCTTTATTAAGTCAGTTTGTTGATGAAAACCGGGTCTCGGTTACATCGCTACGGGATTTCAAAAAGACAGCTCGTGATTTAATAGCGGAATGCCGAATTAAAAGTATTATTCATCCGTTATTGGCTGATCATGTATTCCGTGAAGCAGAACGGTTCTTATTTATACTCGATATGTTTGAGAAATCGTTGTCAGGCGTCAAAGTGAACAAGAAAGAAATACTTTTTTAAATATCTGTTTTGATTATAACTAGAACGGAAGGGATAATGCTTGATGGAAATACCAATAACCGGTTTGATAATCCATTCAAATAGTGGATCCGGTTCCGATTCCGAACATGATCACATGCTGTTTATTACTAGTTGGGATGGAAGGCCGGTTAAAATGCACGTTCATCCTTTTTCAGGGGAAACATCCTTCGATGTAGGGCACTTTCATCGCTATGCCGGAAAAACAGAACCAGCTCCAAGTGGTATCCAGCATGTGCATAACTATTATGTAGAGACCACGGTTGATGACCAACATGCGCATTTGATTCGCGGAACAACAGGACCAGCGATTCCATTACCAAGTGGAGGGCACTATCATTACTTTGAAGGTTTCACAACAGTAAACGGGAGAATTCCACATTCCCACCGTTATAGTGGAAAGACGGGGAACGAGGAAGAGACGTGGTCATAGTTCATACAAAGGTAAAGAAGACCCGAAATTAGACCCCGCAGTCGTTTCCACGGGGTCCAATGGAAAGATTCTTAGAAGAACGATTTTGTGATAATTACCAACAAGATAAACAGCACTAATATAGCTGCCACGCTTGTTCCAAGACCGCCAAAGCCGCCTACTTCGCCCATGTCATTACCTCCTTGATCTATAAGGTACGTTGCTATCATATGAATTTGCCGTGATTTAGTAAGGGCAAAATGGAAAAGGTATTTTACAAGTTCAAATTCATGGTCTCCTAGCTGTATAAGGGTGATCCTAACCGTTTGACTTATTGCAAAGCATAAAAGGACTTCCGGAATGATCGGAGGTCCTTTTTTTATTCCCAAAAATCCGCAGCTCGAACGTCGTGCCCGTTTTTACGAAGTGCTGAAATTACCAATACCTTAGATCGTACTTGAATTTTATCGTCGCTTCTTTCCCCATCACATAACCTGCCTATTACATTTCTGCTTAAACCGGCTTCCTTCGCCAGCCAATCCTGTTTAATTTTGTTCCTGTCAAGATATCGGCCAAGCAAGGACCTGTTTTTGCCCAAACCATACATAACACGATCGCCTCCCCTATTTTTCAGGGTGGACAATCTATGAAAAATTTATTCATTGGTTGAAGCAAATTGACCGAGCCATGCTACATATGTATTTACCATTCGACCCGAAAGGTGGTGGTAAAGAATGATGAGCTTGGTTCCTTTTGTCCAGTTGGCTGTTGTTGGAATAGCGTCCCACTTTATCGAAAACAAAATTGAACGTTCTGGGCACGGCGGCCGGGTTGTCTACGTCAAGATGGCGACATATGTAATTTACGGCTGCATTGCCTTGTACCAGTGGCGGATCGCTCTCCGGATGATTGGCATTGCTTTCGGTGTCCACGTCCCTTGACGGCATATTCAGCTGCATATGCTGAAGCTCATGTATTTGCACATGTTTCATTACACGAGTAATACGGGCCCAAACGCCCGACGCATAGCCAAAAATCAAAAGTGTTAGGAGCGAAGCGAATGGTAGTGAGCGGAGTGACGTTAGCAGCGGCGGCAAAGCTGGCCGGCGCGGGCGGGAGTGGGGCGGCAGCCTGGCTTGTATGGCGGAGTATGCCAGAGCAGGTGTTCAGGCGGAAGCTGATGTATTTATTTCGATTCGGGAACCTGTATTACAAGATCATCGGGTATAAGGGTCGGGAGCTCCGGAGCTACCCAATAATTAAACGAGTGTCATCATACCTGGACCGAACGGAGGCAGCGTTCGTTCTCCCGGTCGGTATTGACCCGGCAAGAATTAACGAAAATGAATGGCTTTTCCGACAGGTGTTCGGCGCGGGCGCGGAGCTCTCCATGAGCGAGGATGCAAAGACCTTTGTACTGAGCGTGTATAGCACCTCTGTGGCTCCATTTGAGTATGACGCGGCTGAGGTGGATGAATGTATTCCCGGACTGAATCTGCCCATCTACGTGGGCCGTAGTCGGTCTGGTGACGTGGTCTACGACATGGTTGAACATCCACATTTGCTGATTGCTGGAGAGACCGGCAGCGGGAAGTCAGTAGCCCTCCGGTCGGTACTGACCACATTGATCCGCAGGGTGCCGGAACTGGAGCTATACTGCGCCGATATGAAGCGCAGCGAGTTCCATTTGTTCCGCGGGATCGCACAGGAGGTGGTAATGGATGCGGCAGGCTTGCAGAGGATTGTGCTGAAGCTGCGTCGGCAGATGCGTGAGCGCGGGGACCTCCTGGACCGTTACGAGGTCGCGCACGTAAACGACCTGCCGGCATGGGACCGGCCGCCGTACATAATCCTAGCCGTGGATGAGGTGGCTCTTCTCAAGAAGAAAGCAGACATCATGGAGGGAATAGAGGAGATCGCGACGATCGGCCGCGCTCTAGGGGTATTTTTGATTCTATCCATGCAGCGGCCGGATGCCGACGTTCTTGACGGCAAGCTCAAAAATAACCTGACCGTCCGGATGGCTTTCCGACATGCTGATGAGATAAACAGTCGGATTACGATCGGCACCGGGGAGGCGGCTGCCATCAAACAAAGTGAAAAAGGCCGCCTTGTGCTGAAGCTAGACGGATGCCGATACGTTCAAGGTCCGCACCTGGAGCTTTCTGCAGCCAGGGAGATGCTTGAACCGTATAAAAATTTGGAGCCGACTGCAAGCGAAGCGCAGGCGCCCCGGGAGACCGCAGAGGAGCAGGATGAATACGTGGAGGTGGGTCTATTATGATCGACCGCGACAAGGCTATTCTGGCCGATCTGGAGCGGTTCCGGTGCCTGTCTAGGGATGATATAGCGGAGCTCCACTTTTCTCGCACGAAACATCCCGTCACCCACGCCAACATGGTTCTGAAACGGCTGCGGCGTGATGGCCTGGTCAAATGTTCGACTGATCGGCGAAAGTATATTTATTTCCCTGCGGAACGAACGATCAAAACGGATTCGCAAAAAGCAAATCATTTCCTGGCTATCGCCGAATTTTATCGGCAGCTGCGGCGAGTGGAGCAGCCGCGGTTGTTCCAGGTGGAGCCGAAGTTGGGAGGAAAGGGGCTTCCGGAACCGGACATCTTCATGATCTGGAAAGGTGTGCCTTGGTACGTGGAAATCCAGCGGACCCACTTCACCCAGAAGGTCATGAATGAAAAACTCAAGCGATATGAGGCTTACTATGTGGGCGGCGAGTGGGAAAAGGAGTCCTGGCAGCCGGCAGCGAAGAAGCTGTTTCCATATCTGTGGATCGTAGGCGTTGGCCGATATAAGGTTGATGGCCGTCCATACCGTATTTTTCAGAGCACAGTAGAGGAGATGGTCAAGCGAATTAGGACTTGATCAATGTATTCAGCATGGTAAACTTTAGGGAAATGGTAGCAGATCAAGGGGGATGTAAGTGAAACGGGGATTTGTCTTATTAATTATCACGATCTTTATTTTAAGTGGATGCAGCGGTGGGAAACAAACTGAAAAAATCACCAAGGATGACATGGGTATCGAAAAAATCGACAGTGGTAAAAAGGTCACGTATGGAATGAGCCGAGTGGATGCTGAGGCAGTTCTGGGAACAGGGGAAAAGTCGGGTTCGAGGGGGCTGTTTGAATATGGTTCTGGTGTCTTTGTAGCATACAGAGATGATGCAGTAGTAGCAATAATGTTGAGCGACGAGTCCAAGGGTGTGTTCAAAACGACTCGTGGTGCTGAGGTCGGCATGCTAAAAGCAAAGCTTGAAGAGATATACGGGCATAGTTATTTACCTAACGAATCAGAATCGAATTTGGATTATGTTTATGACAGTAAGGCAGGGAAGTATTTAGACAAAAACTCTCCGAGGTTGTCAGATGAAGAGGCTACAAACACTTATGTAATTTCCGCGATGTTTAATGAAAATGGTTATGCAGATCGGATCTATTTGCTTGATAATAAATATTCAATTTACGGGGAATAGGGGCTCTAACGGGCCTCTTTTTTATTTTGAAAAATAAACCCTTGAGTAGCGGCCCCCTAAATTATTGAAACCACGTCTCACCATTAAAAATCAGGATCTAAGAAAGACGGTCTCCAAGCATATTTAGACAACACATTCATCTCCATAACAATCTCGATGTCGGTCATTTGAACAACTAAATGTTCAATATCTGCTAAGTGAAAGAAAGGTGTATATTTTTCACCTCTCATTTGGTTGATTCTCTGCTTTAAACGGGGTACAAAAATACCGAAATAATTGGGATGCTTAACACTCATAACCAGATCTGCTTGTGTTACAGAAAGACCGAGAGAATAATCATTTAATTCTTCCCTTGAAATCTTTTGAAAAGGTGCTTCGATAGGAATATAAAACGCCTCTGATTTCCAGTCAAAGCACCCATCATTTGGTTTAATCAACATCCATGCAGGCAACATTCCTTGAGATTCATAATCGTAGATGACTGAAATATTAAACATCGAACTCCACCTTTGTTACTTGTCCTTGAATGAGAACTTCTTCTATAGGATAGTGCCGGGGAGGTATTCTTCTGTTTGATGCCCGGAGCACAATAGTGTCATCCTCATAATAAACTCGCTTTAAAGTACCTTCTTCTCCATCAACAATAACCACACCAATTTTACCATTCTCACAATGGTTTTGTTTTCGGACAAGTACGCGCATACCTTCATAAATCCCCTCTTCGATCATGCTGTCACCTTTGACAATAAGATAGAAATATTCCGCGTCCTTAACAGCATCGCGTGAGGTGACTTCGTAGCCAATAATGTCCTCTTGTGCAAGTGAACCGTATCCAGCTCTAATTTCACCATATATAGGGATTCTAACGAGTTCTAATTCAGAGTCGCTTTTAAAGTGATTGATTGTACCGAGCTCATTTTCCAGTGCATGGGCAATGTTTTTCTTTAGCTCCGTTGTTGCTCCCATATACTCAATAAATTCTTTGAAAGATTCTTTAGATTCTACCGGAGTTTTCCCCATGTCTGTTGCAAAGTCTTCTAGGTCTTCTTTGGTGAAGTATGTTTCCAGTACATTAGACCCTACATCATGAAAATTATTGTGATCAAACCGTGAAATTAGATTTTGTAATGTTTTATCGATTTCCTCATGAGTTGAAAAATAATTCAAAACCGCAGCTTTCTTCGTATCTTCAAACCCTTCAAAGTACCCGGCCTTTTCCATGAGTTCCGTCTGAGATATATTCAGGCCTTCAGCCAGTTTTTTAATTGTATCTGGTCTCGGGGTATCTCTCAATCCGTTTTCTATCCTTGAGATTTGTGCATTACTCACACCTGATTTCGCTGCAAGCTGATTAAGGCTAAGGCCCTTTTGTTCACGTAGTTTTCTCAAAAATTCTCCGAAACTTGAACTCATTAATAAGCTCCTCTCTTTGATCCAATCAACCCGGCCAAGTGATGACTCTCGTTGATCTCACAAATGTTAATATACATGATTATTCCCATTAGGTAAAGAAAATCGGTGAAAAAACGTTACCGAGTGGTAAAACTTGCCTCAAACGGTCGAATAAGAACAAATATTCTGTTTTTTGGGGTTTTACCCAATGGTAATGATGTGTTACCTTATTAGTGTTCCCACTTGGTAACAGAATATTCATAGGAAGGAGGAATTATGACAATGAGATTGACGCTAAACATTCCCAAGACATTAGAATTCATGGATCAGAAAGGTTGGAGTGAAACTGACTTGGCAAATAAGATTGGTTGCTCTCGTGTTCAAGTTTATCGGGTATTGCGCGGACAGAGAGCGCCAGGCAACGAATTTATCGCTGGTCTCTTAAGTGCATGTAGAGAGATGGGGTTCAACGATCTCTTTATTTTTGAAGAACCGTTACCATTCGGTAACGAGGTGGACGAGGAGGAAGTTCCTAATGCTTGACAGTAAAAATCAAATTCCAGAAGTTCAAGCCTATTGCAACAATCTTCAAAGATTTCTCGATAGTGGGCTCGTTCGGTTTGACAGGGTTGACCTCCTGAAAATGGAGTTGGCAAGGCTCGAACGTGAAATTGGCATCCGCCCGCAGCCATGAGAGAGGTACTACTTGGGTTAGCAGCCTTGCTTATCTTCAACTTCTGGGTGGCGTATCGGCTGTGGTTCATCGCTGAAATGAAGCAAAGAAGAAATCGAGAGGAGGCTAAATTCATGGAGGGAGGTGAAGAAAATGTCACGATCAATCAGAGTCCTTCGCGGGCAAATCTGGTGGGCAAACCTCGGTCCTGGAGAAGGTAGTGAACAGGCTGGTGACCGTCCGGTGCTGATACTTCAAAACGACACAGGAAACGATCACGCGCCAACAACGATCATTGCTCCAATAACTGACGGCAAGAAGAAGTACCTTCCTACGCACGTCTGTATCAGAGCGGACCGAGCAATAACCGGAGTGAAAAAGGACTCCGTAGTTCTTCTTGAACAAATCCGCACCATCGACAAATCGAGGCTCATAGATCGCTTGGGCCGGATGCCGGTGAAGGGGATGGAACAGGTAGACCGAAGCATTGCAATCAGTCTCGGACTTATTAGAGACATAAAAAAAGCCGCCCAATAGAGAGCGGTCAATAAGAAAATAATCGAAATCATCATATCACGGAAAGCGAGGAACGTGAATGGCAAATCACGTCAGATTCATCCAATGGGAAGGAATAAACTTCGCCGGGCTCCGAAGCGAGATCGTTAAATACGGTGACGTTACAAAACTTTCTGGAAAGAACGGAGAAGGTAAATCATCAATTGGCACAGGTCCAGTTTGGACACTATGGGGGTGCGACCTGTTCGGTAAGACCCATAATCCCTCCCCTACAAACTACGAATACGACGTTGTTCGGGCGATCCTGACTCTCAGTGTTGATGGGGAAGAAATGACGTTCGAACGAGGGATCGACGGTGGAGACACGGTGTACCTAGTCGATGGGACCCCTAAGTCCGCCACAAAATTCAAAGAGGCAGTCGCTGCTCTCTTCGATAAGGAAGACTTCCTCGCACTGTACAACCCTGGATTCTTCTTTACACAGCACTGGACTAAGCAACGGGAGCAAATATTGAAATACACTGTCCCGCCGGCAAAAGCAGAAGTATTCAAGGAAATGAGCCGGACAAGTCCTGACCAGAAGACAAAAGACATCGGCTTGAACCCGGCTGCTTCTAAATTGGACGAGCTTACGAAGAAAAAGTCTCTGGATGACCTGAAAGATACTTTTTCAAAGGACAAAACGCAGTTGGAGAAACAGCACATCGCTGCGCAGAGCCGGACCCGCACGCTCCAGGAACAATTGGATCGCCTATCAGATACCGGGGATAACCTTGAGGCGCTGCGATTAGAACATGCCGCACTTTTGGATCGAATCAAGGTTATCGAACAGGGGACGGAAGCCGCAAGGGAAACAAATCGAAAGCGGTCATTCCTATCGGCTCAAATCGAAGCTGTACGTACCCAGGTAAAGGCAGCGGCGGACAGATACATGCTGGTGTACAACGAGCCAATCGATGATTCCTGCCCGGCCTGCAAGCGTCCATTGGATGACGAAGCAGTTAAGGCAGTAACGGACAGCAAGGAGAAACGGAAGGAGCAGCTTCGGGGAGAACATGCGGAAATTGTGGCAAAGCGGAAGCAGCTTGAGGCCGAGCTGGCCGCCTTGGAGCCGGTTGACATCGACGATGAGCAGCTAGAACTTCAGGGTCTCGAATCAAATCGCAGGGAACTGGAAGAGCGGATCCGGATATCGAAAGAGCGCCAGCGTCTCCAGGAAGAGGTTGCAGCGGCCAAGCAATCCGAGGTCGACATCCACACCAGGCTGAAAGAGTCCATCTTTATCCTGGACGCAATCAAAGCGTACCGCGCAAAAGAAGCGGAAATTCAAGCTGGCAAAGTGCAATCCTTATTTACCTCACTCAGCATTCGCTTATTTGACTACGTCAAAAGCAGCAACGAATACACGCCAGCATTCAGTATCCAGATGGACGGCAAGGATTACGCGGCTCTGTCGGTTGGCGAAAAAATCACAGCTGGGCTGGAGCTGATCGAGGTGCTGCACAAACAATCAGGCCTGATCGCCCCTACATTTATTGACGGGATCGGCGAGTATACCGGCAACATTGCGGTATATGACCAGGTAATTACAGCCCGAGCTGTTAAAGGTCAGAGGCTCAAGATCGAAACGGAGGTCGCTGTTCGATGAGGAAAGGCCATCCATTTATGCTCCAGATTCCGATGCTTCGAACAGCTCAAATCAAGGTCGGAGAAGTATTCCAAACAGAAGGGATCCCCCCTTTTAAGGTTCATAGCATCATTTCCATTGAATTTGAAGGAACAAAAGCAACAATAATCGGCTTCGTTGCAAAGGAGGACTCCGGTGAAAAACGGTAAGAACCCCACACTGAAGCAGAAGAAGGCCATCCACGCTGCGGGCTTCGAACCAAACGACTGGCTGATTTTTAAAGCCGAAGCCCACAGGCTGCACATCGTCCACCGGACATCTGGCAGGACCGCAATCATTTTACCTTAGGAGGAATCATCTATCATGGGGAATTCAAATACACAGCTTCAGGCAGTATCCGATGAGTTAGTCATCGGTAACTTTACTCAGAAGCATCTCGACATCATCAAATCCACCATTGCAAAAGGCACCAGCAATGAGCAGCTTCAACTATTTATTCAAACGTGCGTCCGAACTGGACTTGATCCTTTCCTCAATCAAATCTACTGCATTGTGTACAACACGCGAGACCATGGACCGACAATGAGCATCCAGATTGCTGTTGAAGGCATTGTTGCTCTCGCCAAGAAACACCCACAATACAAAGGCTTTATCGCCTCAGAAGTTAAGCAAGAGGACGAATTCGAGATTGATATGGTAACGGGGGAACCGAAACATCGGATTACATCCATGAACCGCGGCCAAACGGTGGGAGCGTACTGCGTTGCCTACCGGGAGGGAGCGCCGAACATCGCCGTAATCATCACGAGAGATCAGGTCGAGCATCTACTGAAAGGCCGTAATTCACAGATGTGGAAGGACTACTTCGACGACATGATTGTGAAGCATGCGATCAAGCGTGCATTCAAACGGCAGTATGGCATTGAGGTATCAGAGGACGAATTTGGCGCAGCTGCTCCTTCTTCAGAAGAACGATCTTACGAGCGGAGAGATATCACTGAGGAAGTGGACAAGGCAACGGTCAATCAAACCACAGTACCAGCTGATGAATCGCAGGATGAAGCAAGTCGATTGAAGGCCCTTAAAGACCAGGTAAAGCGCAATTATGTGAAGCTGGGCCTTACAGATCCGGAAGCCATGGGTGCACACATGCAGCAGTTCTGCAAAGTGAAAGGTGAGAAACCTACCGCTGCAGAGCTCACGGCATACCTCAAGATCATGGAAATGCAAATTCAGGAGAAGCAGGCAGCAGAGAGCGCAGACGACGAACTGCCGATCTAGGCCATGCAGACCTCTGTTGAAATCTACCAGATGGCGCCGGACTGCCAGGTTTGTGGCAGTGAGATAGGCCAGGGTGCTGAGAAGAAGTTCTTCCAAATGCGGGTATGTGACGCCTGTAAAAAGGAACTGGAGGAGGGCAGGGAGCGTGGAAAGCTTAAACAAACCCGAACAACTGGATCTATTCGGCGGCGTTGACCTGGACTTCCCTCCGGCCCCTGCCGAAAATCGACTGAACGGCGTGTATTACGAGCAGGCGACAGGATTGTTCGTCTCCTACGTTCTCGGGCGCCGGCATTACGAATGGCCCGCCAAAACATGCACCTTTGACAAGGAATGGCGAGAGAAAACGATGAGGGAGCGTGCGATATGAAGGTAGACATCCTCGCATCTGGATCGTCCGGTAACTGCATCGCGGTGACCTCTGGCGAGCAGATCATCCTGATTGATGCCGGCATTGCGCGGACGAAGATCGAAAAGCGACTGCTGGCCGCTGGCATCCGGCCAGATCACATTGAGGGAATTTTCATAACGCATGCCCATAACGACCATGTGAAGGGTCTACCTTTAGCGAACAAATTCCGGATCCCAGTGTGGGCCACGGACGGGGAATGGAAAGGGATATCCGGCGTTGATGATGAGCTGCGGCGCGTTGCGGAAACCAGGTACAGGCGATATGAAATGATCAAGCTTGGCGGGATAAATGTTTATCCCTTCAAAGTCCACCATGATGCTTACGAGCCTGTCGGGTATGCGGTGGAAGACGACGGCGGCGGCCGTGCCTGTATCGTTCTGGATACCGGCCACGTTGACCAGGAGATCATCGACATGATGGAGAGCCAAATCATTATCATCGAGGCAAACCACGATCCGGACCTGGTCCCGCTAAGCAGCCGGCCGGACTCTGTAAAGGCTCGCATTCTCTCCGATATCGGACACCTGAGCAATGAACAGACGGCTGCAGTCCTGCAGCAAGTCGTCCGGGGCCGCGGCGAGCAAATATACCTGACGCATTTGTCAGGAGAGAACAACTCCCCGCAGCTGGCGGAGATGACCGTGAAAGCGGCGCTTCGGCGGCGGGGATTCGAAGCAGGAAAACATTACACGATCGAGGTGGTATAGATGGGTTACAAATATGGGGTAGTTGAGGCTCCAATGGTATATCGGAACATGTATGAACCAAACAGCGGAGTAACAATTGATTCTGAAACAGTCATTGTTTATGACGATGAAACACGAGAAATTTTCATGCCCGAAAAATATAAAGGTAAGTTGGCATATTTGGCCGATATCAAAGAGATTCCAGAAACAGAATTGACAAACCTGTGGCGAAACAGCCAAATGATTGCTCGGCAGCGAGACGAAGCAATCGACGACCTTGCCCGGCATGCACAGACCATCGTTGATCTCCAAAACGAAAAGCTGAGGCTGCAGCAAGAGGTCGATCGTGCAAGGAGCGACCAGAAGGTGGAACTACCGCGGAATGTGGCGGAGGCACTGGATAGAAGATTTAAGATTGAGGGCGCTGACTGGCCAGAAGTCATATACGATTCATTCACTCATCAAGCCGACCCAACCAAAGGAATAATCACAAACTTTGCCGCCGACAATTTCCCGGATTTTATTTGTGCCTTGGTGAATGGCTATACCTTCAAACTCGAACCGCGGGACAAAGTGAAGCAGTTCATTGAGAAATGGTACGCAGTTCCCGGCGATGTGACCGACTCTGAATTGTACGAGCTTTCCGACGGCATCATTGATGTGCTGCAGAAATCATCCTGAAATTTGGTGAGGTGGAATGGCGAACGTCCAAAAGGAACACGGCTTCGCTCCAATCGCTAACGAGATTTTAGACACGATATGCCAGTACACGTTTAACGGCGCGCAGCTGCGTATCGTGCTCAAGATATGGAGACTGACATACGGATATGGCAGAAAAGACCATGATTTTTCAATCAGCTTTTTACAACAGACAACGGGGTTATCCGATCGAACCATAAAAAAGGAGATTGCAGCCCTGGTCAAAGATAGGGTGCTGATCGTGACAAAACAAGAGACCAGCACCACAGCACGAAGGCTCGCTTTCAACAAAGATTATGATCAATGGACTATATCGAAAAGTGGTGATAATCCTGTGCATCAAGATGACCTATTTTCAATGACCGAGGGGAAGGATTGTTCACCCCCTGATGATGTGGCCAGGGGTGAAGTATTGTTCACCCCCGGGGGGAAGTATCCTTCACCTCAAGATGGTGTTTTGGGGGGAAGTATTGTTCCCCCATATAAAGAAAAAGATCTTTTAAAGAAAAGTATTAAAGATAATATAGCTCTCTTTGATCAATTCTATGAAATCTACCCAAGAAAAGTGAGTAAGAAAAAGGCTCAGGAATCTTGGAACAGATTATGCAAACAGGAAGGGTTTAACCCATCACTGGCAATTGAGCAAACACGGAACTTTGCTGAGACATGCAAGCTGCTCAAAACAGCAACCAAGTTCATACCTCATCCTTCGACCTATTTAAACCAGAAACGATATGAGGACTACAATGTCGTTGATCCGGAAGGGTTAGCGGAGAACTCAAAAGGTTCGGGCAGCGCATTCGATAGATTACTGCGAAAGGAGTTGGAAGAGCATGGATCGCGCCGGCGTGATATTTCTCATGAAGTACATTTCGGGGGCATACCGCAGCTTCCGGACGGCCGATGACCAGCAGGCATCTGAAGAGGTTGCTGTCTGGCATGACTTGCTGATGGACATCCCAAACGAGCTCGCGATGCAAAAGACCAGGGAGCTGTGCCGAATAAACAAACAGTTCGCTCCTACCCCCGCAGAAATCTATCAGGCATGCGTGGAGAATCAATCTCTAACTATCTACGAAATTCAGCGGCGGGAGAACGAGCAGCAGCTCCTTGAGCTTCAAGAGTACCACGAAAGGGAAGAGGTAAAACCGATGCCGGAGCATATCGCACGGCGCTTGGACCAACTCTTCGCCGGCATGCGGGTGAACAACGATGAATCTTGAGGCTGAACGCGCCGTCCTGGGCTCCCTTCTACGAGACCATGAACTGATGGACGAATGCTACCTTTCACCGGACGACTTCACAGACCACGAAGAGAACCGGACGCTTTACAGGGTCCTGCAGTATGCCAAAGAGCATTTTGAGGGCGAGAAGGAACCGTTTGATCCGGTACTCTTGGTTTCCAAATGGGGCGAGCGGCTGCAAAAGATCGGCGGATTGAGCCGGTTGATGGAACTTCGCCAATCTGTTCCCAGTACAGCGAGCTTCGGCCATTACCAGCAAAGCGTCCGGGCTGATCGGATACAGCGGGAAATCCAAGAGGTCGGCCGGCAGATCGCTGTAAGTGGCGGAGGGGACCTGTCAGAACTCCGCCTTAAAATGAACGAGTTGGCGGATCTGCAGCGCGGGCAGGAGGGATCGGGTCCGGTTCATATGGCGTCAATCCTCGAAGGGCACGGCCAGACAATTATGAAGCGTGCGCAGAGCATGGGAGTGACAGGCGCCAAGACGGCCAATGACGACATCAGCCAAATGAGTGGTGGTCACCAGCCTGGGGATCTTGAGATTTACGCGGCGCGGCCCAGTATGGGGAAGACACAATATGTTCTGAACGACATGGACGCCGTTACAAAAGCCGGATGGACTGCGGTTATCTTCTCCCTTGAGATGGGGGCACTGAAAATGGTGGAACGCCTAGTGTCCACCATTGGAGGAATAAAAAACAAGAAAATCAAATCCGGTTTGATGTCGGATAACGATTGGGATTCGTACAGCAAGGCAGTCGAAATCATCGCCAACAGGAGCTTATATATCGACGACACCCCGGGCGCCACGGTGGAATATGTACGGCACCAGGTTAAGCAGCTCAAGAAGAAGCATCCGAAATTGGTCGTGTATGTGGATTACCTTCAGTTCCTGAATACCGAACGAAAATTCTCAAAGAACAACGAGCGGATCGGTTATATCACGAAGGTGCTTAAAGGAATTGCCCGGGAGCTGCAGGTGTGTGTGGTCGCCATATCGGCGGTCGGTCGGGACTGCGAAAAGCGCCCGGACAAGCGCCCGCTGATGTCCGATCTACGTGAATCCGGAGATATTGAGAGCGACGCGGATGTAGTGGTCTTCCTTTATCGGGATGAATACTACAACGCCGACACGATCAAGCCAGGAATAGTTGAACTTATCGTCGCCAAGGGTCGGGATATCGGTACGGGGACTTTCGAGATGGTTTTCCAAAAGGACACAGGCCGTTTTATCAACATGACCAAAGAAGAGAAAGAGAAGATGGCAGAGAAGGTGAGAGAACGTGAGCGGCAAGGTAATTCAAAACGATGAGCAGTACGAGAAGGCACTTCAGGCTCTTCCCGAAATGGCCCGGGAATTGTTGGACCCGCTGTTGCTGCCAGAAGTTCGTGAAAAGAAGCAGCGGATATATGACCGCACTTCTGAACTCATCATGCAGTATCGGCGCGGCGGGCTCGTCCTGGAGTATCCCTATCTAAAAAAGGCGTACGAGGAGATAGGATATCAATGGCAAGAACGGGAACCGGAGGCAGCTCAGAGCGTTGATACGGAGCCACCGGGAAACAATGATACCAATGATACCCCGGAAAAGCCGGAGCCGTTGAAGGAGCAGCCAGAGGCTGATACAACTCCAGCATCCAAAATTATGGCCTGGCTGGATGAATAGGAGGTTGGATAAACAATGAGGTTCGTTGGAATTGATCCGGCCACCAAAACGGGCTTCGTTGCTCTGGACGAGTTGGGGAATGTCCTGGTGGAGACTGAGGTCATTGGGGTGGGGAAAAAGATGCCCGGCGGGCTAACGACGGAGCAACTGGTCTCTTTGGAGAATCAAGTCTATAAGCTGCTGAAGCCCGGCGACATCATCGCGATAGAGCAGCCGGCCATGGGTACGCAGTCGGGAGTAACGACAGGAATGATCCACGGCGGGCTCAGGTCGATGATCTATCGAAAGGGAATGGAGTACGTCGATGTTAACCCTCAGCGTACCAAGAAATACGTCAACGTCGGCCGGGTTCCAAGCAACGAGAAAAAGAAAGCGATGGCGGCCGCGGCCCTCGAGCATTTTGGATACAAGCACCCGAGTGATAACGTGACCGACGCCTATATAATCGCCAAGATTGCGGAGGCGGTGTACCGAGTCCGTAAGGGGCTAACAACACTGGCATCATACAGGATGTATCAAGGTGAGGTTATTACCTCAATAGTCAACCCGGCTGCAGCGAAGAAGCCACAGCATAAATCGAACAAACGCCCAGGGAAGCCTGCGGCGGCGGGCAGTCACACCCATTTGACGGAACAACCGTTCTTATTTTGAGGAGAGGAGCGACTTGGTATGGACGAGGATTTCATGGAATACGAACTCATGCCAGAAGATTACGCGTTAGCCGAGTCAAACGGAATCAGTAAAGAGCTGCTGAAGCAGAGGTTCTACAAAAATGGATGGAATAAGGCAAAGGCAACGTGTCAGCCAGTTAGGAGACGGACTGATCGTACTAAGTGGCTCGCGATCGCTGAGAAAAATGGTATCAATCGTGGTGCTTTCTATGAACGGGTTCGGAAAGGTTGGGTGGAAGAAAAAGCTGCGACGGAGCCTCTGGGGAAAGCAGTTGCAAAACCTGGGCCAAAAGTTAAATACCCGGCAGACATGATTGAATTGGCAGAAAAAAACGGAATAGGCGCTGAGCGGTTTCGGGACCGTGTGAGAAGTGGCTGGTCTTATAAAAATGCTGCCACGAAACCCCTAGATCAGAAGCGAATTCCAGCCGATAGGAGGGTTTAAGTTTGACTGAAATCATCGTCGACAATTTCGCCGGTGGAGGAGGGGCGAGCACTGGAATTGAGCTCGCAACCGGCCGGAGCGTCGATATCGCGATTAACCATGATCCGGCAGCTATCGCTATGCACCGGGCAAACCACCCGGATACGGAGCACTATTGCGAGAGCGTTTGGGATGTCGATCCTCGGGAGGTCACCAGCGGGCGCCAGGTGGGTCTGGTCTGGCTCTCCCCCGATTGCAAGCACTTCAGCAAAGCGAAAGGCGGCAAGCCAGTCGAAAAGGGAATACGCGGGCTTGCCTGGGTTGCAGTGCGCTGGGCGGCCACGGTTCGACCCAGGGTCATCATGTTGGAAAACGTTGAGGAGTTCAAAACTTGGGGCCCTCTGATGAAAGATGGATATCCGGATCCTGACCGGAAAGGTCGAACGTTTAACTGCTTCGTCAATGCCTTGCGGCGGCAAGGCTACCGAGTTGAATGGCGAGAGCTGAGGGCCTGTGATTACGGTGCCCCAACGATACGCAAACGTCTTTTCTTAGTCGCTAGGTGCGATAGTCGCCCCATTGTCTGGCCGGAGCCGACGCACGGCGCTCCTGACAGCCCGGAAGTGCTTGCAGGCAAACGGAAACCGTGGCGCACTGCTGCGGAGATCATTGATTGGTCCATTCCGTGTCCGAGTATCTTTGAACGGAAGAAGTCGCTGGCTGAGAATACAGAACGACGGATAGCACGAGGACTGCAACGCTTTATTTTGGAAAATCCAAATCCATTTATTGCCCCATTCGTCATCAAGGTTAATCATCACGGCATGGATTTCCGTGGGCAGGCAATCGATGAACCACTCCAAACCGTGACAGCAAAAAACGGCTGGGGAATCGTAACCCCTGTATTGGCTGTGAATACAACAGGCCATCCGGGAAGCCAGCCTAATGAACCATTACGCACCGTTACCACTGGTAATCATCATATGTTGGTTAGTCCGACGCTTATCGAAATAGGATATGGCGAAGGACCAGGCCAAGCGCCTAGGGTTCCGGGTCTCCATAAACCACTTGGAACGGTGGTCTCTGGTGGGAGAAAGCATGCACTGGTGGCAGCCTTCTTAGCGAAACATTACGGCGGCAATTACACCGGGCCAGGAACGGAACTGGGCGAACCACTCTCAACGGTGACCACAGTCGACCATAACGCATTGGTAACGGCGCACGTCGTCCGGCATTTCGGGGAGTCGGTAGGTAGCTCGGCAGACGTACCTCTCGGCACGGTGACAGCTGGAGGTGGTGGAAAGTCCGGCATTGTTACATCACATTTGGTCAAGCTGCGCGGCACCTGCCAAGACGGACAGCCAGCCACGGAGCCGATGCCTACGATCACCGCCGGCGGGATGCACGTCGGGGAGGTTCGAGCCTTCCTACTCAAATATTATGGCAACGCCGACAACGGCCAGCAGTTGGATGAACCGCTGCACACGGTCACCACAAAGGACAGGTTCGGCTTGGTAACGATCCACGGAGTAGATTATCAGATCGTTGATGTCGGCATGCGGATGCTGGAGCCGCACGAATTATTCGCGGCCCAAGGCTTCCCGCGAAACTACATCATCGATACGGATGCCGACGGCCGGAAGTATTCCAAGAGCGCACAGGTCGCACGCTGCGGGAACGCCGTACCGCCGCCATTCGCTGAGGCACTGGTCCGGACGAACCTTCCAGAGCTCTGCACGGGATCCGGAAATGCACTGACGTTGGAACGTTACAAAGAAGCGGTCGGAGCTGGGCAGATGGAGTTTTCACTGTGAATCAGATTATGTTGGACATTCCGCAATAGATCATGCCGGCTGCTCGCAGATCGCCATTACTCGCGTCAGCATCCCGGGCATCCAATGTTCACTAGACCTGGGAAGAATCTGACGCTTAGAACGGCCGACGGAGACGCGGTATGGGTTACATGGTCGGGGATACGAGATGACGGCCTAGATGCTTGGGAGTGCACAATATTCCGGAATGAATCAAAACATCGGAGTTCTGATATGATCCACGCTGCGGTGATTGCAACACTTTCGGAATGGGGAGGGCCGCCACCAGGCGGGATCATCACATATGTTGATTCATCCAAAATTCGTAGTATAAATCCGGGCTGCTGCTTTAAGGCAGCAGGCTGGAAAACCATTGGTATAAGCAAAAAGAGAGGCCTTGTTCTCTTACAATATTTGAATAAATGAATGGGAGAGATGAACGGTATGAACAAATCCATTAATGAATTGGTGCAGGAAGCACATGAGAATGCGAAGGTAAAAGGCTGGTGGGACGAGCCGCGCAGCTTTGGTGAGATCGTGGCATTGATCCATTCGGAAGCCTCGGAGGCACTGGAGAATCACCGGAACGGTCACGAGCCTGACAAGGCTTGGTATGAGGAAAAGACAGAGGAAGGGTTTGTCGTCAAACACGGGCTATTCCTTGAGCCCACTTGGAAGCCCTGTGGCATCCCTTCCGAGTTGGCTGACATCGTGATCCGCGTGTTCGACGCCTGTGGGCGGTACGGGCTCGGAGAAGCGTTTGAGAACTGGGTGGGGGAAGCAACTCCTCGAGAGGGTTTTGAAGTCAGAGAAGAAAACTCCTTTGCCGAGAATCTGAACATCATTCATGACAATTTGTCCGATTTATCTCGAACAGATGACTGGCAAGCTTTCAGGTTCGCCATTGTCATCCAGAACGTTGAAAAGCTGGCTGCATTCTACGGAATCGACCTGGTGCAATCAATCGCCGAAAAAGATGGCCTACAACGCTACCCGGCCGATCCGGCATGGAGGGAAAAAGCTATGAGAGGAATGGATGCTGGAATGAAAACCGAAATCTGGTCGCCTGAGCGTTTGGCCGCACATCTCAAGGCAATTGGAGCAGACAAGCCGCCGGCGCCGAAAGGCAGCGAGCTTCAATATGAGATCACCGCTCCTCGGAAAGGGTATAGCGGCAAGTACGTGAAACGAGGTGGGGAGTATTGAAAGACCAGCCCGTCCTGTTCTATTGCAAAGACGGCACGCTGTATCCCGTCTCTCTCACGAGGGAGCAGCAGGAGATGTTTGAAATGACGGTCAGCCTACTATCGCCGCTCAAGGTAATTTTCGATAAACCGCAAGGCCAAGCAATTAAACTATCATCCAATCGAGAGGGGAAATAACCAATGCAAATCCAAATCAAAGCTCATTTTAATAAACAAACGAAGGACTCCAAAAAGGAACAGGTCCAATTCTACGTAACCGGCGAGGACGAAAAACGTCCGGAGCTAAACCAGCTGACCCGGGAGGTCGTGATCCTGCAGATCGAAGGCCTGGACGGAGTGGAGCTAACCGCCGAATTCAAGAAGTGCTCCAAGGATTCGAAAAAGACAGTCCTGGAGTTCGAGGTCAAAGGTGATTCCTCGGCCGCCCAGACGTTCGAATTCTACAAGATGGCCGGCTCCGACGTGCTGCTCTCGATTACGGAGTCTCAGATGGATATCGACGAGTTCCGGGAGCAACAGGAGCAATACCGTGAAGGCGTCCGCGGTAAGATCAACCAGGACGGCACGGTCGACGTGGTGGACGATGAGAACCAGCTGACGATCGATGAGGTGGCAGCCAGCGAAGAAGCAGACGGAGACGGGCCGCCGATGCCGGACAATGAGGATGATTTGCCGTTTTGATTGGGACAGACAAGCCCCGGCTTCGGCCGGGGAACCCCCTGGATACAGTGAGGTGAGAAATAGGTGGGGCAAATGAGCTTCTTACCAGAGATTGACCGGAAACGGACCCAGGAGGCCGTCGAGTCGATCCTTGAGCGATATAGGATGTACAAGTACCTATCCTTTGAGGAGCGCGAAGCGAGCACGACATCGAGTATCAGCGACGTTCCAAGGAGCTTCACGGGTACGACTAGTGACCAGACGGCCAATATCGCCATATACAACGTGGACACTCCCGCTAAACAGAGAAACTTCTGCGAACGGGTGGAACGGGCGGTCAAACGAATGCCGCGCATGGAAGCATTCCTCATCCAGGAAAGATACATGACCATGGAACATGATTACATTACTGACCAGCACGTTTACAATCATGTATTTCAGCCGCCGATCAGCGAGGGGAAGTACAGTAAGATCCGCTGGAAGGCTTTTTATAAATTGGCGTCGCATTTTGATGCACTGGTGGAGAAGCAGAGGGAGCCGAATTATGACGAAGGGGCAAGTTAGCCAGGCCCCTCTTCATAGCATATTAGTGGGTGATGAAACCATGGGGAACAACAAAAAGCCTTTCACGATTACCTTTGAGAGGGTATGCGATCAGGAAAAGTCAGACGAAATTATAAGAGCCTTCGCAAGGCGGGCTGTAATACGAGCACTAGAAAAAAACGGGGCTGTAGCGTACAATGTGGATGAGCTTTTGCACAAATACATTTCGGAGGAAATGCGTAATGGTCATAAAAGAGGATAG